GCATTCTTATCCAGAACTACCTTGAAAATTATATGAGAATCTTTATTAGTCATTATTTAGATTTTATTTCCTGCATTATTGCTAACTTGATTTCTTGGTTACTCTTATTCTTTAAGTAAGCAATTACATCTTCAAGACCATTACCAATTAAATCAGTACCAAAGTAATATTGAGCACGATTCTTTCTAATAATGTTTTTAGCAATAGCTTCTTCAATTACGAAGTTAATTTCTTTATTTGGGTTATTTACCCATTTCATTAAGAACTTAGAAGGATCAGCTTCAATAAATTCTGACAATTTAGCTTCAGCAACTTCATTAGACATAGAGTCTGATTTCATACCGTAGAGACGTAAACACTTACGCATTTCTTCAGTAGACATCTTATCCATTTCTCTATATGCTTCACGCTTAACTTTATTGAACTTATTCTGTTCCTCTGCTTCACTATCCTTATTAATCATAACATAATCAGTACCAGGTTTGATATTATTTAAACCATTTGCTACTCTCTTATGATTCTTAAGGAACAAATATTTTAATTCATCCTCAGGTCTATTAGTATCTAGTATTAAATCCTTTTTGCCAATTTTAACAGCAAAGGTATCCCAAAATGTACTATTTGGAGATAACTATCCCTCAGGATAACCAATTTCTTTTTCTAATCTAGCTGCATCTTCTGCAGATAAACCAGTATATAAATTACCAGATCTAGTCCAGTAAGAACTTAAATAGTCAAAACATGTAGGCCATTTAGTAATCCCCGTCCAGGGATTGCTTTTAATTATTCTAACGATTACTTCCATAATTATTAATTAGATTATTCAGTTAGTTTATTTCCCAATAAAGGCCTTTCCAATCTGTATCTGCTAAAATGGTTGCCTTTACTGACCTTATATCTGCGTGCTCTATCTTTTCAAATTCTTTTCTGCCTTGATACTCTTTAACTAAATTTCCGTCTTTATCGTACGCTTTAATTATTTTGCAATGTTTCTTAGCAGCTATTTTTTTCATATCGTCCTCAGTCTTAACAACATCAGGATCGTTTTTATCACACGCCTTCCAGATATATTTAGTCTTATCTTTTCGTTTAATTGTACTTAAATAATCTGGATTATTTATAAATTTGCGTATAGTTGCACCACTTACACCAGTACATCTTACTGCTTCAGCAATACTATAATACTTTTTTATCAATTCACCATCTAGAGAATATTGCGCGACTGGAGTTATTATTTCAGATAAATTATTATTGAATAATACGGACTTACTCGTACACTCCACAGTCATTTTGGGCTTGTAGTTGAGATTACTATAGAAATCAGAAGGATCTACTTGAGGAGGAATACTCTGCATATCTGATTTATATATCCAAATATACGGATTACTATCAGACGGTTTTGTATATTCTTTTTGTAAAGATCTAATTATTTGACTTCTTTGTAATTTTACTTGTTCAGCAGCTTCTGTTAAACTAGGGTATTCTGCAATAAATAAACCGTCTTTTGTATATTGTAAGATCGGGATTCTCTTTTCGCTTATTTTACCTTTGTGAGCTTCTCCTATTTTCAATCGGCTGGCTACTGACTGTAATCGTATACCACCACCAGCTTTAGCATTATAACCTATTTCTGGATTAGTTGCACTAAGAGCGGCAATCCAATAACGTTCTCTTTCATTCATTTGTTCTAGAGAACTGCAGTCTTCAATAATTACTTTTTCAAAAGCTTCCTCACCATATTCTCTAATAGCTTTATGCAGAGGATACTCGGATCCTTTAAGGGATCTCACCACATGTCTATGAAATCTAGTATCGATAGTATCTGTCGTACCCCCTACATAAATTTTATTATTAACTGTGTTGGTTAATTTATATATGATAAAATTTTCGTTTTCCATAAAAAATTGCTTTTTTATTTTGTTATATACACATATAACGTAAAGCAAAGACTATGGTTCCCTTTTTTACCACATTATTTTATAAATTACGCCTCACAATCCATGATAAGCTCTCCGCAAGCCCTGGGATCTCTAAGCATTATGCCCATCTCACCTAAATAGAATACCGTGTAGCCGTCCTTACCATTAGATCTCAGAGTATTAATAGACTTGCCATAGCCAGACGGAAGAACTGCACCACCAGTAGTCCAAGTTACGAATTCACGATCCTTACGAACTACCTTAACGATATTAGCTTCACCATCACGTCTACCCAGATCCAGGAATGTCATACGATATGATTCCAGCGGTTTCAAAGTAACCGGATGCAACTTACGATTGTAAGTAATATCGTCATACAGCGGGAAATACTTCAGAGTCAACTCGATACCATTAGTCATCTTATAAGTCTTGAACTGACCACCAAAAGTAAGGCTGTCACCAGAACCAGTTACAAATACAGTATCAATCAGGTTCATGTTAACTACCTTTTCCTTCAAAATTCTATCGAATTCACGGATACCCATTTCACCAGTCAATGCAACAAACTTACGTTCGTTAGTACCAAGTACATTGTAAGACAGGTCAAACAGGAAGTCTTCCAGCAGTTCTGCAGTAAGATGAGTATAGTAACGTCTGTTAGACGGAGCAATCTGTTCCAACAGACCAGCACCAATAAATACTGGACGACCGTTAGTACCCTTCAGATTACAAGAACCATCTTTATTTACATTAGATTTCATGTAAACCAACATACGTTCACATCTCTTATACCATTCACGCAGAGCTACCCATTCCTGATAATCAGCCCACAAATAAGACTTCTTACCAGTCTTAGGATCCTGCAAAGCAATTGCCATTACCGTAGAATAAGCCGAACCAGTAATATCATAATTAATACGAATTGTAGTAAGATAATTACGCATCTTGAAATGAGTATTATAGTTCAGGATATCGCCCTCTTCACTGTATTCTTCAACAGCAGAAGCCAGACGAGATACTTGGCAACCCGGTTTCAAGAGTTCTGCAGGAATATAAGAAGTAGGCTGACCATCAGCTACAAAACAAGTATATACCCACAAGTTACCATCTTGGTACGGAGCACCTGCTACACGTACTTGGAATTCCTTATCGTCAAATTCCAATACAGCAGTAGGACCAAACCAGTTATCTTCACATTATATTCAACGTAATTCGTTAAATTACATTCGCTTAAAACGGTTTGTTATTTTAAGCTGCTTACACTTTCATGTAAGATTAGACTATATCTTCATCCTTTAATGGATGTTCCGCATTTCGCTTCACTTGAAGCTACGAGATCGCTCTCTAGTCGTTGAACCTTCAAATCCTGAATGTCTACTCTTAAGTTCTTAAATATACCAGATTTAATGTATTTTCCAGTATTTGCATTTACTCTTAATGCTTTTAAACTATCTTGAGATACTCCAAAATGTCTAGCAACATTCTTCATACCGATAATAGTAAACGATTCTCCATTAAAAACATTTGTAAATATAAAAGCTTTTCTAAGAGGTTTATCTCCTTTAAATCTATTTTGAATTTTAGAGTATAACATATTATCATCGTGTGAAACCCATTCAAGATTCTCTAAACAGTTATTCGTTCTGTTAAAATCTTTATGATTTACTTCTGATAAATTATCTGGATTATCTAAATACGTCATAGCTACTAATTTGTGAACTCTGAAGTAATAAGACTTTCCGTTTCCTCTTAAAGCTACTTTCAAATAACCATCTTTAGTTTTAGATGGATTAAAGAACTTATTAGTTTTAGTTGAATACACATCACCTTGTTTTGATATTAAATAATCTTCAAAACCAGGTATTGGTTTCATATCAGTAATTTGCTTGGCTGCTGATTGTCCATTTTTATTATTATTCATAATTCTATATATTTATATTTTACTCTATGGTTTAAATATCTTTAGGAGTTTCCAGCAATTAACGGAATTATTCGATTGAAGTTTCCTTCAAAAGGACCTGTTTTAGTTTATAACTAAGTTAAGCCATAACATAATAGGTGTATTGCCAAGACCTGCAGTTGAATTATCTGTAATAGCTGCGCCATTCCATTTTGCATCTCTAATTGTAACTGCTCTATCGGCATCAATCATTACATTCCACTCCCAGCTCGGTTGATCAATGGTCATTACGTTACCAAGACCACCAGTAAGCATATCCAAAGAAGTGTTGTAACCATTATCCTTAGTTCCGAATACATAAGACAACACGGTAGCAACCTGATATGGATTCTATTGAGAAGCCGCAGAAATCTTAGCGGTATCAATCAAATCACTGAACCATTTACCTTTGTATAAAACTAAGTTATTTAGAATATTATTATCCATAAAATACTAGTAATTTTAATTTTTATTAGTTAATATTAATCTGCACGTAATCTTCGCGCAAAAGAATTCCACATAGACTCGGTGCTAGTGTTATCCTGTTTCTTAGTCTTTCTACTTACTCCTGTTCTATTAAGACTATTCTTAAACTTGTTAATAGCTGCATTTTGACCTTTTACTTCGGCGGCTTTTACAAGTGTATCTCCTTTCATAGTAAAGTAGGCAGACTCAATTAAATTTTTTACGCTCTTAGACCAATCTTTTTGAAATTTGGTCATACCATCAGAGGTAGGTTTGAATATATATTCCAACAGTATTTGTTTATCCTTTTCTGGAATTTTAACACCGCGGATATTATCCATGCCCTTTATTTCGTTGACAACGGTATCAAAGTACTCCTGTTGACGTTGGGCTGCGAGCTTAGCGGCATTTTCTTGGTCTTTCAATAGCTGTTGTTTCTTATTCTCTCTTATGTCCTTAAGGGCTTCAGCAGCATCTTGAGACTCATCTTCAAGAATACCGGCTTCTTCATATTTAGTAAGTTTCTTCTCGATCTGTTTAGCGTTGAAACCCTTTTCCTTAAGAAATTCTTTCAATACTAACTTCTGATTACTTTCATCTTCGAGATCGATATCATCAAGATCAATTTCATTGTCAATTGAGAAATAATCTCTCAGATTTCCACCATTCTTAACAAACTTGTCGAGTTGTTCAACTTCTTCGCTAGCGTACTGAGGTACTGAATTTTCTTCGATTACACCAGCAAAGTAATCGATTAGATCCTCTACAGTCTGAGGTTTCTCATCTTCTTCCACATCTTCCCAACCTAACTTTTCAGAAATAGAGTCAAAGAAGCCACCAACGATAGAAGCTTCAGAATTATCGCCAGATATAGTATTATCCAAAATATCGTCTTCGCCGTCATCAGTATTGTCGTCAGTATCATCTTTAGTCTCCTCTTCTTGTATGTTGTTAGACTTACTATTTTTCTTTACTCGTTTTGTCTGTTCCTCTGGCTCTGGCTCTTCCTCAGTCTCGGTCTTAGTATTCTTACGAATGTTATTCAGCTCTTCCTCACTGAGCTCTTCTCCTACTCCTTCAAGATCAATTTTTGTTTCTTCCTCTTCCTCATTAGTAGGAGAAACAATAGGTTTATTCTTTACACTTGCTCCTGGCATGAGTTCTTCAAATACCTCAAAACCGTTCAATGTTACATTATCCATAATTATATATAATTAGATTTATTGTATTTCTTTAAGTTCATTTATTTCATGTTTGAGTTCATCGATAGCTTCATCAATGTCCTCTTCTGATTCACTTTCTTCTATATTGTATTCCTTATCAGTTAGACAGTATCTAGATACTAATAGATCAAAGTAATATCTCAATTCTTCTTCATTAAAATATTTCTAATTAGTTAGTGCATCTAATTCTTCTCTAGTAAGATTTTTAGCATATAGCGGATCTGTCCTAGGATCGAAAGTAGAATAACAGGACTAATCTAATCCCGTATAGCTACCATCGTAATAATTGAATATAGTATCAGTACAATATACTGGAGTGAATGTTTCGACATACTATTGCTGCTTTTTAGCAGCTCTAATATAGGTCTATAATTTTGTTTCAACCGATATTGGATCTACTATCATACTAATGTATTATTGTTATTATTGACTTTTGTTATTGGAATCATATTAAAATCCTATATAAACTATTTACCACTTTTATAACTATTAAATATCTTCTTGAGGTTATCAAAATCAGAATTAAATAACTTTTTCTTAAATGAATTTAAAGTTTCTTTACCATTAGGGCCTAGCATATTATTATCTCTGAGATAGGTTCTAAAGGCGTTCATGTGTGATTTTATCTCAGAATCTTTAAGTAAATAGTTTTGGATTCTATCGTATGTTTTAGGATATATCTATTTAAGTCTTTCAGTACTCTCAAATTTACTCCTATCAAATATCGGTATATTTAACTATCCCTGAGGTCCTATTACTCCAGCCTATCTATCTATTCTATGACCTAACTCGTGATTAATAAGACCGCTTTTAGGTCTAGCTGCTCCTATCTAATCGCTGCTGATAAATATATAATTAGGTATGGCAGGGTCAAAGGAACCATCCGCAGTCATTGGTTTTATACCTACTTGAGTTAAATCATTTGAATTCTTTCCTTTAGCATAGTTTCTTAACTCTTTAGTGTAAGCATTTACGTAGTTAGTACCATATTTCTTATCGAAATTGACAGCTCTTCGTAGAGCATCTTCATTTTCAATCCAATTCTCGTATTCTAAGTTTCTATCTTCTAAAGCCTATTCGTATAATTTAATTCTATTTTCTTTATATTTTATAGCTTCGTTGATAGCGTCATTTCTTGCGTCTTTATTTACCGTAGGTATTTCACGTTTTGGCGTAACTCCTTTGTATTTCTTTCTGTAACTCTTTACAGACATAGGTACAAACGGGATCATGGTAGCTGCAGCCAATCCAGCACCTAACCAATCTCTATTCTTTACTGCATCATAAGCGTCTTTAACCGATATAGCATCACCAATAGGAGTCATATTAGCAGCATCTTCAAGACCGAACACAGGTTTTAAACCTTCTTCTAGAGGTCTACCACTACTACTTCTACCTGTAGCCTGATAGAATCTTTCCTTCTCAGGATCACCTGTCTGACCACCTTCAGCAAATGCTTCTACTTTCCAATCCCAATAGCCTTTACCGGGATTATTCTCCCGGTAAGACTTTAGGTTTTGCATTCTCTATTTAAATGCTTGTCTATCCATAATCTTTCAATTATTTCTTTCCGCCTTTACCCTTCTTAGAGCTGCCAGACTTCTTACCTCCACATGCCATAATTAATTCCTCCTATTATTTAATTGTTTTAAGATACTGTCTCCAATTCTTCTTATTAGCCTTATAAGTCTTCTTTCTATCCTTAATCTTATATTTATCAAGATCTTCAGGCTTACGTGTTTTCAGATAATCAAAGTTATCATCGTTAGCATAAGCTTCCATCTCATAAGGAATAGTATAGTAAGCACTAGATGCAGGGTATATAATTGGGTTACCTTTAATCCATTCCCACACATAAGACCAATAATAACTTATCCATCTCTTTTTATCTTTAGCTTCATAGAGATGAATATTTTCATGATTCCAAGTAGTAGGCTTAATCTGAGATTCAGGTTTTCTACTTAACAAGTAACCACACCAGCTCATTGCAGAATAACCACTAAATGGATAGTGATCCATGTGTTTATATTCTACTTTATCTGCTTTTACTTTAGTAAATAGTTGTTTAACTATCCACCATGTTTCTTTAAACCAATTCATAATTATTTACTCTTTTTAGCTTCTGCGTTTGTCTTATTCTTAAGTGCTGTCTTAGCTTTTAATCTTTCTCTCTCCATTGCTGCTTTATCTTTAGCTGCTTGCAACTTCATTTCGTGATCCATTCTTTCTCTTTCAAGCTGATTTTTCTTATCTTCTATCTCTTTCTTCATCTTCTGCTCTCTAATCTTAGCATTGAATTCAAATTGTTTAGAAGCTTCATCAGATGCTTGCTTACGTTCAGCTAAAGCTTGTTGAGCTATCTCTACTGGATCTGGAATTCCATTACCGTCTTGATCCATATTCTCAGCACCTCTATAGGCATTAAGTTGAGCTACAGTAATCTTAGTAGCATTATCTTGATCTATCTTATATTTCTCAAGATCCATTTCTGCTTCTTTAATCATAAGCTCCTCTTCCTTAATCTCATTTTGCATCTGAATAGCTTGCTGTTCACGTTCTGCTTGAGCTTGTTCCATAGCTTGTTGTTGCTCCATACGTTTTTGCTCAATTTCCTCTAATCTAGACTTAATCATACTAATATTATCCATAGTAATGATTTCAGCTATATCAAGCAAACTAGCACCATTCTGCATAGCAGGTTGCATTAACTGCTTAAGTGTTTCTATATACTGTTGATTCTTGGTAGTATCTTCTATAAAGATATCAAAATCCTCATAAAGCATATCATCTGATAGCGTTAAGAATGCTCTAGTAGCATCATCTAATATATATTGTAGATGAGTTTTACTACCATCTTTCCAAGCCCATCTAGCAGTATTAAGTAGCATAGTTAAGCATTCTCTCTTTACCTAATTGTGTGTCCAGAACCAAGGTTCAGTAATATGAGCTGATTGTACTACAGAACGTTCTACATTACCTACCAATTCATTAGATGAAATAGAACCTTCTCTTTGCTTACTAACTCCAGATATCTCAGATAGCATACTTTCAATCTTATCCATAAGATTAATATACTAATCTATAGTATTAGCCATAGTAAGATCAAGTGCTGTAATCTAGTTAAACTGACTAGGTTTACCTCCCTCTCTACCAGGTATATCCCACCCTTCTTCGTATGGATTAATAAAGTTTACACCTAGAGCAGATAAGTAATGCATCCATTTAGATACATCTATATTCATAGATTTTGGTATCTAAGTAATATCCATGTTTACTACTTTACCTTTATCCCTAGCCATAGCAAGCTCAAGTCTATACCATAGTACAATATACATATACTGTAATGGTTTCATCATGCTTACTAAACTACGAGGTCTACTGTTTGTATTATTATACACTACCCCAGTATAAGGCAATCTCTGAGAGTTAGGATTATCAGATGAAGTATATTGATATTCTAACGGTTGTATTCCTATATATAGGTCTTCTCCAGCTCTATAGCCTTCCCATACTTCTGTAATCCATTTCCATTCTACATTAAGCTCCATTCCGGTTTCCTTATAGCTCTCGTCTACTTGGTACTCCTTAGGTTCTCCTAATTCAGGATCAATTATAGTAACAAAACCTATTTTCTTAAATGACTTCCAACAGCAATGCCATACCTTCACACTATTAGTACTATCAAATGGATTGCTGCTAAAACCATTAATGGTATGAGTTTTAATATGAGTGTAGTCTAAAGATGTCTTTCTTACTTCAGGATTTATACCGCCCTTAGAAGCCTAATCCATCATTTCCAATAGCTAGTTTAACTACTTCTCAGACATCTTATCGTATAATCTATCATATAGCTCAGTTACAGACATATTCATTTCATAACAGCACCATTCTGCATCATGAATGAATTCTAAGTCGGACGTTTCAGTATCATAATCAAAGTAGATAGGATTAACACGTTCTAAACACGGTTCTCCATTTAATATACCTACATAGTATATCTCTTCACCACCAACTAAAGCATCCTTCCAACCTTTGAAGAATTCATGAGTAATGTTTAACTTATTTTTTAAGTAATTAAGACTGTGATATGCAGTTACTTCTGCTATATCTTTATAGTCTTTACTCATGTATTTTTGTATCTACTAAGGAGTCATTATCTCACCATTCTGTAAAGCTTCCTAGTATCTAGCTTGTTCTTCAGGACCTAATTTACTCATTATAGTAGCCTGAATGTAATCTATTAAAAGCTATTTAGCTCTATCCTACATTTCACTAGCAGCTATATCACTTGTACGTACTACTCTGAAGTTGAATGGTCTTTTAGTTTCTTCTCCCAACAGTAAGTCTATTTTGGGCTTAATTATATTATAATCCTAAGCCATTGCAGGAAAGCCATCCTGCTGTTTAAAAGGATTAGTAACATACTTTAGATCTTTTTCATTGTATATACTATTATAAAGATCATAGTACGTCTGCATCTCCTCTCTGCGAGTTCTGTTATTACCATTTCTAGAACCTCCTAAACTACGGCCTATAACATAGTCTATACAACTTTCTTGCCAGTCTTTTGTCTTCTTAGACATAGGAAGTTTCTATATTGGCATTTGATTAATATTATTCATAATTAAAACATATATGCTTCGATATTATCTATAGCTTCGTCGTCACGAAACCATTCCTGAGTAAATATAGGGCCTTCAAACAGTACCCTATTTCTATTCTCTTTTTTAATCTCTTTTACTTTAACATTATATAGCTATTCTCTATATATCATTACTTGGGTCAACGCCATTACACGGTCTACGTTGACTACATCATTTGCAGCTATAAGTTCCTCTAATAGCGGTTCCGACATTATATTGTATAAGTTCTTCTTGCCATCCGCATTAATATCGTTAAGCCAGTCTTTTATTAGTCCCCATCCCCACTGCTTAATCTATTTATTCATATGGCAACCCTTCTTTCTATTTACTTTAGAATTACTCACTATATCGTTGATTATATCTGGTTGATCTGCTAATAGATAATCACAATGCTTATTAGTAAAGTAAACAAATATACCCTTATTTTGATTCTCATACATAGCTCTAGCATTATAGTATATGAGTAATTTACGTACATTTTCGTAGAAATCTTCTGCTGATTTAGGTCTACCAGTATACTCTGCTACTATGATATCGGAGTACTACTCTATGGACTATACTCTTTTATATATGAAACAAGAACCTAACGATGTAGTACTCGATTCATCATAATCATATGAGTCTATACCTGCAATATACAAACCAGCGCTAGCATCCTTATTAGGATGCTCCCATATCACTATAGATCCAGTAGGGTCATCTCCTACTAACGCTCCAGTAACTTCATCCCTTTTAGTTCTTAATGGATAATGTGTTATATCTCCTGTCTTCTTAATAACCCATTTAAGGCTACCATCCGGTTGCCATACTAAATCACCTACCTATTTATGATTCTATAATTTTTTGTTAGTCCTAAGTAATGCTAACTGTTCTTGCAATTCTTTTTTGGGAAAAATGTTACCATTAAACTCTAGCATTGCTTCTGCTGGAGTAATAGGTCTTTCTGCGACATATCTATCAATAGCTGCATTGTTGGTTGCACTAGTTATTACTACTTGTCTCTCTGCTAATATATGTTCTAAAGATTTCTTACGGTATGTATTACCATCTTCATCCATATATATACGTTTACCATTCTCATCACGTATATCTAGATTAGTATATTGAGGTACAAAGAAACCACATTTGTTAGTAGTAGCAGACTCATCCCATATGTTGTCAAATCCTAAACAGTTGTATCCATCAGGATTATAGAACATATCCTTCATGGTTTCAAATGCAGAATTATGAGTAATAATTCCATTTACAAGATACGTGTGAGTATTGCCAGCGGTTATATTATAGATAGTTTTTACTCCTACATTTTCGACACCCACTATTTTCTCATAGTAGAATCCTCTATCTTTTTGTAAAGATTTTTGATTCTCATAATATTTAGCGGCTTGTTCTAATTTTTCTTGCTTATATTTGATTAAAAGGGTTATGTTTTTATAGAAATTGATAATACTATCTCGATCGTGAATATCTAAAGAATAATAAACACTATTCTGATTTTTACAGACACTGTTTTTAGACGGTTTTTTATTCACTCTATAAATATAACCTCGTATTCCTAATTTCTATAAAAGATATAGTACTTGCTCTAATAACTCTTTACTACTTTGAGTAAGATTTATTATAGTAGAATATTTATTACGTTTTTTATTATAGGTAGTGGAAACACAACCATCAGTATCATATAGTCCTCCTAAAAGCTCAGTAATACTATTCTTATCACAAGTATTGATGATTTCTGGCAATCGTTTGTTTGCTTTTGTTTGTCCAGATATACCTAATTTGTTTATATCGTATTTTGCTTTACGAACTCTTATTTTTTTTAGAATTTTACCATCTTTAGTAAGAGAACTATCGGTTGTAATACAAGGGTATAGATTCTCAATAAACTGCTGTATTTCAATATCGCAGGACGTTAAATTAACAGAAGAATTATTCAAATAAGAACCGTCTCCAATAAATATGCCTATTGCTCTAGCGTTATCAATGGTATTCTGTCCAAAATATGGTATATTTTTTGCTATTGCTACATAATCACCTATTGCTAATTCCTATGCCTGATGCCAATCAAACTTTAAACAATCGTTATAATCTTTTTCATTGCTACTAAGAATCGGATGATCTATGCTACATTCAATTGTTCTTCCTGAATTAGTAATTAACTTTATACATTCTTTCTTACTAGGTATATTTATAAATTTAATGGGTTCCTCAGTAACTGTCTTATTAGTGACATCATATCCTATTAACTTATCCTCTTTAGTAATATCTTTTATAGACGCCTATTTACCGTTACTTGTATATACTAAGTTATCCTCTGTAATACAACCTTCATCACCACCAGTACCCCATACAATCATAGTACCAAAAGCTATACCATCTACCTCTACAGAAGGTCTAGCGATTTGCCATGCTGCACCTAATTCAGAGAAAGAACCACCTTCTTCAAACATAATAAGATTAGCTTTCTTACCACGTACTACGTCCGGATTGTCTTTCAAAGTAACACCTATGATTTCTGATTTATAACCTAATTCTATGATATTACCATAATCATCCTTAGTATAAAATCCAGCACGTCTACGCATCTAGGTATTGACAGATCTTTTCTTACCCCAAGCTGTATTCTTGTCTATAAAGTCCATGTAATCCCAAGCTTTAGTAAGAATACCATCATCTGTCAAATACTATTTATTTGATGCATATATGAAGGTTTTAGAGTATGGTATTAGATAGAAATTACGACATGCCATAGAACCGCCTTTGTATGAGAAACCCTTACGTCTAGACTTAAGTAAGCATAAGTGTTTACCCTACTCTTGGGCTTCCTATACTGCATTAAAATAGTAATAGTCATAATCCCAGAAGTCAGGAAATGTTACTTCGTTAACACGCTTTACTTTAGTCTTTCCAAACTCATCTGTTGTAATATGGTTAACTATACGAGATATAGGACAATAGTTTAAATAAAAATAGTTATACCCACTAATGAAATCTCCATCATCAGCAGTATAACCATCTACACATCTTTTACTTTCCTCATCCCAGAACTTAAAATATTCTGAAGTAGATTCAGGAAAATTACAATAACTACCAGTATTAATAAAATTTAATGCAGCCTAGCGAAATTTATTTGAATTTACAATTTTCTTATTAAAATCAACCATATCATATTTAAAAAAGGGGCGCGTTTCACAACGAACCCCTTCTATTCAGATAATAATTTATAACTTAAATTCTTTTAATTACGAAAAATTTATTGGGGAAATTTCTGTAGCTGTAACCTAGTTTCTTGAGCTATGGTTTTATACGCCGTATGTTTAGTACTCCCCACCTGGGCTAACATTACCCCAGACTACCTGTTCACGATAACTACCTATCTAACAAGTTTCCTTCTGCTATTATAGTTTCAAAGGACTAGTATTTTAAGCAGTCTGCTTGCAGTCAGACTGCATTAATATTTTAGTTAGTTTACCATTTTTTAAAGTTCTATGACCATTTAATATTGAGTATACCATAGAAGTACTGATATGCAGCTTTTCAGCAGTTTCATTAACAGATAATAATGAAGAACTATTATCAATTTCAATTAACACTTTATATTTTGGTTTATAACGGCCATTACTAATTTGTGTAGCATTTGTTTTAAATTGTTGTTTGAACTCTTCTAGCTCTTCTAGAGAAAAAGCCACCAAATAGCCATGCGTCTGTTTATATAAACCTCTCGCGGTTCTTACTAAATTTGATCTACATATTTTAGTAATGTTTGCAGCAGCAGTAATACTTATTGCATATATAGTACTTTTCTCTTTTATAGAGTATAAATATATCGGTTTATATGACTTAATTGCTTGTTTTTTAGAACTATCAGATACTTTCTTCTTTTGCTCTTCTGTCATCTTGAGTCCAAGAACTCCAAAATCACCACCTTTAGTACAATTGTATCCCTCTGTATAAGCGTTGTATTTTTCAATATACTCTATTTCTAATTTGTCTAATGTTTGAATTAGTTCTAAATTAGAAATATTTGGATCTGGAATAAATGATTCCAGTATATCTACAGTAAAGTTATGAAAACCGTACTTATTTATTGCTCTATAAATTGGTAAATCTAATTTTCCATTCTTAGCATTTCGCATATGGTCTTTTAGTCTTGATCTTAGTTTAACACTTTGACCAATATAACATTTACCATTCACATTATTTTTGATTATATATATACCAGCTAACTTTGGATCTATATCTCTGTATGTCATATCTGCAAGTTTTATATGAATATTGGTTGGGGCGGCAGGGCTCGAACCCGCACATCACAGAGGTTTAGAATCTCCGGTACTACCAATTATACCACGCCCCAATATCACGTGGATATTCTTACCCTCCACGTAAGGGTTCTGATGGTTTAGAACCAAGATTTAATTCTTTGCCATAATGACTTCTTTACAGGTTTGTTCAAATATTCCGAAGCTTCTTCAATCTGTCTAAACACTTCTTCTGTATCCTTAGTCAAATCTATAGTAATCGTAAATTTCTTATTCATAATATTTTTATTTATACACTATAACGTGTTGTTAATATTTAGTTATATTTTAATGTATTATTTCGCCAACTCATATGGATTTACTTTAGCGTCTCCTTTAACTTTGCCTATAGCTAATTCCTCAGCTTTAACCATCGTTTCTAGCGAATCAATACTCTTAAGCACTCCACCAACAGAAGTCATACCGGCTAATAAGTCCTTAATCTTCTTTTCATCTAAAGTATCATCTAACGACTCTTTATAGTACTTACTCACACTATCTAACTTTAGACGCATATTGTTTAACATTTGTAGAGCTCTAGTATTAAGTAAGGTTTTATATTCATCTTCACAAATCAATTCTTCTGCCGTCAATTTGTAATTCTCATCATCGAATATTTCCTTTTTCAGTTTAAGTTCTCTACTGTCTTCATCCATACTTTGTACATAAGGGCTATCCCATTTATTCATAAGTACAATGTAACTTATTACTTTAGTAGCATGCTCCTTATCAGGTTTATCTGCATCCCACACTCTTCTAAAGCATGGGATGCCTATAGCATCTGGGTGTATTTTTACTTTACCTCCAATAAGATCAAATAGTTTCATTCGTAAGAACTTGTTTATTATCTTCTTTACTCCATCTTATAAGATCGTCTTTAGCAAAGGCATCAGAACAGACTATTGGTTTTAGTGTCCACTTACTACTTATAGAGTCGTATTTACTTAGTATAAGTACAATATCCCCTAATTTATAGTCTATTACTTCCTCTTCTGTTATTACTTGACCATCCTACTATGCTATATACATAGTTCTACATTCAAAGTCATCAGATATATTTTTAATGCTATTAGTATCTACTTTATATAAAATAGCATTACCGTACTGGTCTATCAATAATTTATCCATATTAGCAATCACACTTTACAGCTTCATAATCACAATCACAACACAAATCACAAGGATTTTCAGCAGCTTTCTTTTCCGCTTCCTCTTTCCTCTTTTCTAGCAATCTGTTATAGTGATTCTTTACTTCATCATTCTCAATAAAGATGTACTCTCCATCACTTTCTTTATCTATAGGATACAATTTTATTACCATAGTACCTTTAGTAACACTCCTTCTCTCTTTAGAACCATCTTTCTTTGTATAGATCCACTCTGCATCTTCAGGAATATACCACGTATAGTCTACATAAAAATGATCCAGTAAGCTAACATTTTCTACTTCTTTATCGTAACTAATAACAGTACCTCTATCTACTGAACAAATATACTTAACCATAATAATCAATCAATTAAATAACCTAAATAATATTCTTTCTATAATCTCGCTATAATTTCCTTAGCACGTCCCATTGGTACATTCGGATTCACATAATCTGGTTTTATTTGATAATTCTGTATTATCTGCTAAAACTTCTCTATCTCCTCCTGTATGCTCTACTTTTTTATATTCTTCATACTTCTTAAATAGCATATCACACATCGCATTTACCTGGTCAGCTCTACTAGGTGTTGCATTACTTTTGCCATTATCTACTATAGTAGTAGTAATACTATCAATTACATCATTTGTGAAATCTTCATAAGTAATGATACCTTCATTGATCAACTCATCTACTTTGTTATACAGGCGTTTCATTTCCTTACTAAATGAACCATAGAGTGGTTTGTTATTTTCTACCTCTAACTTCCACATCATTTTACTTTCTTCAATTGTCATATTCTCTATCTTTTAGTCTATTACTAACTGTTTTACTAATGCAACCACCTGCCCATCCAGCTAAGTAAGCGTAATGCTCATTTCCATCTTTAAAGTCTGTAGTTACTATATCTAACTGATTACAGAAGTAATCTGCTACGTGCACAGCCTCATGTGGTATCATATCTGGAGTGATATCATCTATATCTAATACTATAACTATAACTCCTAATCTACTATCAGATTTTCTCATGACTGCGCATGTAACCATACCCGATGGATTATCATTTATATACTTCATTAATTCTTCAAAATCTGTAGTCTTCTCACCTCCAGAGTATATAGTAATAAATTCAAATACCCTATCTAATCCTTCTAATTCATCCGTTACCCAAAATAGTCTAGGATATATTACAGGGTCGTATGTATCAATCTTCAGAGTCTTTTTCATATCTTTTCTTTAGTTTGAATTTACCTAAGTAAGAGAATCTGACAGGCTTTGGATCTAAATCAGATATAACACTGTTAGTAAATCTAAACGGGCTATTACATATTACTTCTATGATAGGGTATGGGATATTATACTTATTACTTAATTTAGTATATATACTCACTTGATTCCTCATTTAAATCTATCTTTTTGTAATATTTACATTCTTCTAAAGTAGAAGAATCATTAAATGTATTAGGCCTTACTATATTGATTATAGCTTTGATATCTTCCCAGTTTCTATCATTTACACAATTATCATAAACAGATTGTAGTTTGTGTATCTCCTGTTTACTGTACTTGCGTATAGGAGTATATGCAATAAAATTATACTCATCTATCGTAAGTAGCTCTATATTAGTAGGAATGATCTCAAACTTATTATAAGGCAGATCCTTTTTCTTTAATTTATTCCATAATCTGGTAAATATGTTATATTCTTTCCAACATAATATAGTACCAGGTCTTACTATTGTTGTTTTAATCTTCATCTTTATTTACTCTTAATATTATAGTAATTTGTACTCTATCGCCGATTATTTCAGGTATAAGTGCCTTATTTACTACAACTTCGTCTTCAATCTTACCTTTCACTAGTATACCTTGATTCTTAAATTTAGTTATATATCTACTGAGATTATCAGGAGTAATACCTAATACTTTTCTAATATACTTCCTATTTTCAGTAGATATTACATTCTTACTTATGTTAGGGAGCTTAGGAGTGTTAATATCTATTGCTATAAATGTAGCTAGTAACTCTAGCTCCCTATCGGTAAGATCAAGTATACCATTAAGACTTTTTAAGAATTCTGTGTTCAAATCGGCTTTGCTTACTGATTTCACAAGCTTATTCATTTGTCAACGTATCCTTAATTTTATTTAAAACCTTATTTAAGTTATAATATACTGTCTCAGCTTCTAACTTAACACAAGGTTGTATTTCGCCTTTATTTGCTTTTTCATTAGTCTCTTTTAAGTTACTTTCGTATTTCTCAAGTAAGTCGTCAATGAGCTCTAAAGTAGCATCTACATTATACTTACTTTCATCATCACTACTTAAAAGATAACCTTCTTCACATAAGTAATCCGCAGTATCATAATCTAAAGACATCATTCTAGTATAATTATCTTCACTAATGTTAAATGACACTAAACCTGTTTCATCTTCTGCTAATACATCACCTTTCTTAGCAGAACCAAATTCCTTAATTACTTTGTAGCTCATAATATTTATTTTTAATGTTTATGTATCTATAAACGGTATATTAAATAAATGTTAAAATCTGTTAACATTTATTAACACTTATTATATAGATAATAAAAAACCCTGACTAACGCCAGGGTTCATTCTAACAATGAGTTAAGCAAATTTAAATTGTATTTGATATAGCAATTATATCGTATGGTTTGACTAATTGACTATCCTTAAACAAATCAAAGTCCTTAGCAAACTTTTTATTATAAACAATAGTATCTCCTACTCTATATTCACATTCTGTTAAGCATGTGGGAATCTTCAATACTACACCTGTTGAATATTCAGATTCTACTTCCTTAGTTTCAGTTTGTGTATCATATTTATTGAAACCATCTTCATCAACTTCACCCGTAGGAATCTGTTCTGTTATCTCTTTAGTAACCATGACTGGTTCCAAAGGCTTAACTAATACATCCTTCAACATTGTATACTTAATTCCATTTACTACTGTTTCTAGTACTTTATCTTCCATAATATTCTATATTTAATACTCAAATAACGTATTATTTCTTATTTTGTTTCTCTAATATTAATATATTTCCGCCATTAGAACAACAATAACGTCTAGCTAAAGTAGGGCAATTCTTATTTAAGAAATAGCATCCATCACAGCTGCCTATAGGATTAGATTCTATTATAAATTGTTTGTTGTCAATTGTTACTGGTATTCTATTATTTACTATCTTCGCTAATTCCTAATCATTTAATGTCATAGTCTTTTCCTTTTCCGTGTTTATCTAAGTAAAGCATAGCTATTGCATTCCAAGCTACAGCAGCTAAGTGGTTTACTTTAGTTTCATCATCAATCTTATCACCTTTCTCATACTCAAGTAGATGTCTTAACATCGCTGCTTTATAACGTTGGTAACCATTCTCTAAGTTTTGCCAATTGTTATCACCATACTTAATAGAACCAGCAGTATAGAGCTTTACTATATCTTCGATCTCTTCTAAAGGTAGTAAATCCCAACGTAGCTTACCATCTTGGTAATCATTCTTCTTTCCTTCTTTCATTGTTTATCTCTTTTAAGTATAAATCCTTGAGTACATAATGAAGTAATCCTAGAAGGGCAATAACAATTGTATAAATCACATCCTTGACACATACCTTTTACTTCATTCTCTACTAGAGTATAAGGTTTATTACCAAAATATACTTTCTTACCTAAGTAAGCTACTTCTCTAACTTGTTTGTGTTTCATAGTAATTATATTTGTGATTATCTAAAGTAGGAGTAATTAATATTATATCACTTTACTTAACTAGACACTGTTATTACTTTACCCCTCTTACTCCCCATATAACGTCTAATATACCGTCTTAGTTACTATTTCTTTAACATTTATTAACATTATTTATAGTTATTTAACGCTATTAAGTTCAATGTTTTTAACATTCATTAACGATTTTAACTCATCAGCTAACTTCTTAGCATCTGGGTGAGCTTTGCTACTACAACGTAATGACAAGAAATGTTCCCAATCGCTCTCAAAGCCGGTCATTACTAATTCTGTCTTAGTTGCATTAGGTAGTACTTGTCTAGCTTGTTGCGGTTTCCAACCTCTATTTATAAGCATAAAATAGTAATATTCAGCATTTTTTATAGACTGTAGGAAGCAGTTAGCAGGGTCACTTAGATTATCTACTTCAGGATAAAGTAGTTTAAGTTCGGATACATCACACCAATCATTATCCCAATTTGAGTATTTTCCTTCAGGTAAGTCTAACCAACTAGGTATAATATAAGTAATATCATTTCCAAACTTATCCTTACTATAATCACAATACCTAGTACTCTCCTGTGCAAAGCTAAATACTCTATGTCTAACAAATTCATGACTTACTCCTCTATCACATATGAATTTAGCCGTAATACGCTTTTCATGATGCTCTGTAGGTTCTACTTGGTATTGTAAATCGTCCAATCTATTATTTTCTACTATTACTCGTAGATTGGTTGTCACGTATATTGAATTTCCATGTTTACGCACTTTTGTATATTTCTTGTGATTACCATCTGACCAATATAATCTAGCTGGCGGAAGGTGTCCGTCTTCTGTTTTATCTATCTTTAAGTAAATAGTACCATGCTCTAACATAGCCCCATGACCAAGCTTAATCATACGATCTACAAACTCTTTAGCGCTATTCTCTGTTATCTTATCTTCAGACTTATAACAAGTTCTACCTGCTAATTCTATCATCTTGTAAGGGTCTTTTTCCTCAATAATTTGTACACTAGATTCTATTAATTTCATATTATATAGTTATTTGTTATATACTCTATAACGCAGATATTAAGAATAATTACAGATATTTAACATAAATTAAACATATTTTAAAAATAAAATATAAAAAAATTTATAAAATTTTTTTGAGAGAGGTGGTGCGTGTGTAGAATTAAAAAAAAATATAAAATACCCCCGCGTGTGTGAAACAGCAAAGATTCACTCCCCTCTATTAAGTATCGGCAGGGAACACCCCGTACTGTTTCGGTATTGGCGTTCCCTTTTATCGTGTATTGTGTAATTCTTAAAAATTGTGTAGTTATGAAATGTAATGTAACAAGCTTTGTTAAAGTTGAGAGAGAAAACGAGATGCCGTACTTTATTATTAAAGCAACGGGCGTTGAAGGTGATGAGAGTGCAAACGTAGTAGATGAGGACGGCTGTATTAATCCGTTTGCCATGATGTCAAGGCGTTTTAACTTTACGAAAACACTTTTTCCGTCAACGGACAAACAAGTAGAGCAATTAGAAAAACTCTATGAGGTGGACGAAGAGGGCAAAGTGACCAAAGGCGCGCCAATACGGTTAATGTCGGTATCTTGGGCAACGGGTACGGAGTTTTATATTCGCAAAGAAGGCTCTGTTACCGGTGTCTATGAAACGGAGGAGGAAGTAACGGAGAAGGTTGTTCGTAATGGCAAAACCATTGAAGTGACTAAAACAAAGTACATACCGAAAGTGTTTAAAAGTGTTAATTTAACACTGTTTGAAAATGCTGACGGTACATGCGCTGAGAACGGTGGAAACGCTGATGCCTTATGCAAAAGGACTTTTGAAAGGGGACTTGAATCAGGCGCTTATATTCCATGCGAAACTGCAACCGACATTACTGAGGTAATCGCTTAATATATGGCGATTCTATCCAACAAGCACGGTCTACAGATTATGTAGACTTTGCTTGCTTTGCAAATCAACATTTATTATCAACATAACAACTTTGCCTATGTATTCATTAATACACGGACTATTGAACATTGTATCTTTCCTATTTTGTTATTTTGCTATAGGAGAGATTAATGGTTTAATCTTTTATCTCGTCTTTAATGTGTTTCACATTCTATATCTTACTTTAAGATTAGATGATGAGTAAGAGAACAAAAGTAAGTATTTTATCACACCTACCTGACTAGAATTCAGGAGTGGACGGCCTCTGATAAATAACTTACTAAAAAACTCAATAACTTCGGAGTAGCGTAAGCTACGGAGTTGTGTAACAATCCCAAGACATTGAGGGCACCAGTTTCTTAGTTGTTTGTCCTTGTCAGACAAATGTAATAGATTGCAGTTGCATGCAAGATTCTAAGTTTTAGGTGTAAAATGTATTCTATCTCTTTCAACCGCATCAGAAGAAGAGAATAGATAGAACGTAGTGCAACGTTAACACTTTGATGCACCAGGCTCTTCTAATTAGCCATCTACGCGGTAATAGAAAATATGAAATCTGAGAATCGCAAACTCGCTCAGAGAGTAAGAAGTAGCATATATACATAATGGTCAAATGTATATATGAATAAGACCAAAAACGAGCAACCAACGTGAAAAACCGATGGTGTAAAATAATGCTCCAGATATCTGTTAATTACTTGGGATATCTTATCATAATTTATTTAAACCCTATGAATTTTAAATTAAGTAGGAGTTGCCAAGAGTAAGACACTTGAATAATAAGTCTAGCTGATAAGTAAGTTCTTCATAAGAGAACATTTCCATTACGAATTCAGTTGCAAATTGTAGAATTAGCTACTCTACAATTTAGTGAACGTTAGTAACGTTGTAATATAATATAGTCTTTGGAAGGATTATAGTGTATTACTAAATAACTCCTCTTCTTATTCTAGATATATAAGAAGAGGGCTATCGTGTCTTTAGACACCTGATGAGTCTTTGAAAATTAAGACGAAATAGCAATTATTAACTAAATAAACAATCATATGGATAGAGACACAGAATTAGGTATGTTATCAGTAATAATCACAATGATAGTATTATATCTATCTATATGGTTATTTAACTAAGAACAATATGGAATATAAATTAGAAATATATTCAGCTAACGGGAAACTAATAGATACAAAAGTTATAACAGAAGAACAATTTCTAATATTACATTCATGTTCTAAAAACTCTACTGTAAATAATAGTATTGTTAATAGTAGAAAAATAGTCTATAAAAGAAAAAGTATAATAATAAAACTGTACTTAAAACATAGCATTAATACAGATTTATTCGCAAAGTAATTATTCTATGAAATGCAAATTATCTTCATATGTTGTGAAACATAGTTTAACCACGTTAAAGTATAATAATATAAGTTAGGTATGTCCTTATAAAGACTTAGGTAGCGCTAAGGACTATATTATTATACTTTCCTTCTTAATGCAGCTAATATAGCAGTGACAAGCCTGTCTAATCGTATTAAATACGTGAATGCAGAGTCAAGAATACTATATGAAACTTACTGGAGATAGGTAATGCACAACCATCAAGAGTGTAAGGAAATATAGTATAATCCACGTGGTAGATGCAGTTGTAGGTTCCAACTGGTGCACATCTTTTAGAGACAGTAACCAAGCTCGAAGTAAGCAGAGCGAAAATAGAAGCTATACCTCGATAGGCTTAATGAGGTGCTTAACAGTCTGACACTAACTGAGCAATAAGTGTCGTTTAATAGAGTAAGAGAAAGTGAGCCGCATACCTTCGTAACTCTTAGCATAGTTTATAGTCATATAGGTTAGCAGTTGATGTGAGCCTAAAAGGTAAATGACTATATTAATGCGCTTACTCTATTATTTTTATTGCATTAACTAACAAATAAATCAATTCCGTCTTTAAGGTGAGAATCCTTGACAATCCTGTGGGGCTTATATTCTTAGCTGTCCATTTAACTCGTGCTGTAGTTAAAACCGGCAACCAGCAAGATATTAGTGCAGACGTTAAAATCAGGAACAACTATATTAGACAGCAATATTACCTTCTCCTAGTCGCAGATGTCATATAGTTTAATATAGCCAAGTTCGTTTCGTCCTTAGATTTACAGTATCAGCCATTTGTTTATTTAATCATTGTTCGTTCTTAATTATACAGATTGATTAATTAAGCATAACAGTAAGCGTACTGTTGTCAGTATATTTATATGTGAATATAGATATACTGATTGCACTCATTAAGGTAGCCTTCATGTGGCGAGTGTGTTAAGTAATAGGTCTAAAGAATCTTCCAGTTTGTACCTATGAAAACTAATACCTTTAACCGCCAGCTCACGCGGTATATAAGACAGGATTGCCGGACCCGCAGGTGTAACGAGATAAATACCTGCATTTTTTATTAACCTTAATAATTATCAAGTTGTAAACTTTAATTTAATGCCCAGATGGCGAAATAGGTAGACAAGTCAGAATAATAAACATTAAAACTAGTTTTATGAGTAAAAGAAAATGGACAAACGAATAGTTTATTTTAGCGGTTGAAACAAGTTTATCTTACGCAGAAGTAATAAGAAAACTCGGATTGAAACCCGCTGGAAGTAATTATGATACAGTTAAGAGAAAAATTAAAGAATTAGATCTTAATATTTCTCACATGACAGGAAAAGTTTGGAATATTGGTAAAAGATATAAAAAAATAAAAACAGCATAGCCAATAGAACAAATATTAGTAAAAGATTCTACTTTTATTAGTTCAGATAAATTACGTAAAAGATTATTAAAAGAACAAATAAAAGAATACAAATGTGAATGTTGTAATAATTCTTTATGGTTAAATTAGAAAATACCATTAGAATTACACCACATAAATGGTGATAAACATGATAATCGCATAGAGAATCTTTAGCTTTTATGTCCAAATTGTCATGCATTAACTGATAATTACAGAGGTAAAAACATAAAACAAGTGGCGTAATGGCGGAATTGGTATACGCACCATTCTTAAACAGTGGCGTTCAATAGAATTTGTGGGTTCGATTCCCACTTACGCTACTATTCTGATGGTCATTATGACCATGCGGGTTCGACTCCCGCTCTGGGTACAATTAGTAATTAACATTAAAATCTATTTATGATAAAAGTAATTAAATATTATGAACTAAATCGAATTAGTAGAATATTAGTAATAGCAATAATAACATATATTATTGGCATTCTAATTAAAAGAGAATATGAAGAGTCCAAAACTGTATATAATTTTGTAGATTTACAAATGAAGTACAAGAATTATATATTAGTTAATAAAGAGAGAAGTATTACTAATGATGAAGAATATAAGTTCACATTACGTAATCCTATTACAAACCAAAATAGTACTGTATATGTAAAGTACTATCTATATCATCACGTATATTTTGTTGGAGATACTATAAAGTAACACTTTAATCAATAAAAGTATGAAAAGAGAAGAAATTAAATCTTACAAAGATGCTTGTAAAGTAATAGGTAGAAAGCCTAGGACTTATAAAGATAAGCATTTGAATCTGTATGAACAGCTTAGTACAATTATAGCTGCTCTGAATTTCATTAGTAATGGTAATAAACCTTGGACACCTAAGTTCGATTATTATTACATCTATTCTTGGTTATACAGAAAAGATGGATATAATAAATCTGCGGGTTTGTTCTGTTTGTATTCTCGCAATGGGTTGGGCGCTTCCCTTGCTGTTGTCGGGACTTCTGTGAAGATAAAAGAAAGAGAGGATGGAAATTACATAATAGAAAACTTTAAAGAACTACTCCAAGATTGGTTTTGGGGAGATTAATTACTAATTTTAAAACATTATCAAAATGGAAAATGATTTGATGGCGAGACCTAAACCGCCAAGAATAATAGTTTGGGTAGTATTAATAACTCTTGCCTTAATAGGCATGATTGGAGCAATAATTTATGCAGAGCGTGAAAACATTGCTAATTTCTTAAATGGTGTGAACCAAGAAGAAGTACAAGAAGATCCTCAAGTTATTATTGAGGAACCTGTAACAACAATACAGGATATTCTCGATATGAGAGAGCAAATGAGAGAAGATAGAAGGATTGATAGTGTATTTTTAGCTATGCCAAAGGTAGTACTAATTGATATTTTGATGCAACATGGTACATCATTGTCTATAAAAGACATGATTTACATATATGAATCAAACACATCAACGTATAACACAGTACTATCTGGAGCAAGAGCTCAAAAATATCTTGATGACTCTATACAAACTCATGTTATATCAACGGTTGTAAATGACTCTATTCAAAATTAAAACCAAACCTCCTGTTTTAAATGAATATTAGAGTCTAGTATACTCAGTCTGTGAAGATAGAGTATACGTCCTCAGAAAATGACAAACATGTGGGGCGTAAGTAGCTAAGCAGTAATGGTATAGTATCAGCAATAACCATTACGCCGAAACTGATTGCTATAATCGTGCGGACGTTAAAATCATGTACTCCAATAAGATTTAGTTTGACAGCTATTTCTGCTTATGAGTTGAAACTATAGTGAGAGTCATAGTAAGTAACGATTGTGGTCGTTTATCTTTGTCTTATAACAAATGCTATAAACTAAGAGTTGGCACTAACTTAATTAAATCCTGAGTGTCCAGGCGTCATTATTAACAATTTAAATTTTTAGAAACATGAAAAAGATTGGAAAATTTTTATTTGTAGAGCAATGCTTTACAGATACTGAAGAGACAAAACCTTGTATTATTCACATTGATGCTATTGATAATATAGTATGCACTAATCATAGTAAACTTGGAGAAGTTGTAGTAATAGAAACAGATAATACAAGAATTCTCTGCAACGATCCAGATAATTTCTTCACTGAATTTGAGAACTTAATTTCAGAGGAAGAAGAATGGTAGTCAATAAAGTAAAAGAAGGTCGTAAGTTAACTGAGATAAAGTTCAGTAACGACCACTATCTTGCAAATCTATTAGCTACTACTAAAGTACTTGGTATATCGTTAGAACGAGCTAAAAAGCTATGTAGAACAGTACCAGGTAAAAGAGTAGAGGTTAATCCACCTATTGAAATTATCAGTAAATTAAATACTGATAAACTATTTGAAGAATTAGAGGAATATGAAATAGAAGTATCTATCAGTATTCCTAGTAAATAACTTATCAAAAGCAAAATATGAAAGCAATTATTATTACATTTGAAGGAGTTATAAAAGATGATGATATTTTTGCATCACTATTAGCCTCCTATATAGAGAAACATATAAATACTGAATCTGTAAACATCCATATCCTATCAGATATAGATGTAACAAACGCTTTAATAGCTAAATGTTTAACTCCATCTGCTATAGCAGTAGATAGACCAGCTAATCCACAAATTGCAGTAGTAAAAGACTTCTGTAAGAAGATTATTGCATCTATTGGTTCACCTGCTCTCAAAACACGAGAGCTATTAAACTCAGAACTATGTAAGTTCTTAGTGCAACAGAATCGTGAAGTTATTAGTGTTCCAGTAAGTATTATTGCTAAAGTAAATACTACTTCTGCATATTACGAACATCGTAAAGTACTAAAGGAATACGGTTTATCCGCATTACCTGAGTTATTACGTGATATTAACCCTCTGTTTAAATTTTACTAGTATGGCAAAGAAGAATAATGAAGAACCTCCAAAGGAATTCAAAAAGAAGCCAAAACATAAAAAGATGGAGCCCTATAATCGTAAGAAAGCATGGAAATAGATAATAATTGTCCTACACTTGATAATCATATCAACTGTAGTGAATGTACTCATGAGTATAAACTCAGAATGCAACCAAAGAATAGTAAAGAAGTAGAGGTTCCGCCAGAGCCTCTACTTAATACTATATATTACTAATTTAAATTGTTAGTAAAATGGTGGATTCAGTCAACCTAAAGAACTATTTATAACCAAATCCCTAATGGAAGTTTAGCAGTTGCTAGACTGCTATTCAAGAGTACAACGGACTATACAACGGTCAACCATTTATTGGTCAGTGATGAAGGAAACGGGTTACCTATGAATAAAAGATACGAATAAATAGGATAGTTCTTTAACTATTACTTAAATTTATCAAAGATATGAGATAAAATAAAAAAATGTCATACTATATGACTAACATAATTATCTCTCCTACTATGTACGAGGAGAAAAGATTAGAAGCTATATCATACTTTAGTAGATGTAGTAAAGAAGTAGCACTAAAATTCATAAAAAGAATAAGTATAAAGATATCAAATTAAGGCTAAATGTTATAGCAGTAGCTATAATAGAGGCTAAAAAGAGATATTTTGACGACTGTTCTTTTATTAAGATTATATTATAGTGTTAAATAAATTTATTGTTAAATCAATTAAACTGTATTCAAAATGGCAGAAAAGAAAATGAACATCCTCTTAGAGGAGGTAAACGGAGAAAACATCCAAGATGTAATCGCTAACTCTAGTAAAGTAACTGAAGACATTGCTACCAAGGCAGCTGAGAAGATTGCTGAACGTCGCAAAGAGAAGCTAACTAATGAGTTAGTTGCTATTGTACAGAAATGTGAATTTACAGTATCTTCCGCAGTACTGCAGGTTCGCCGTTCTAATCGTACAAACCAACGTATTAAAACCTACCTGAAGGAATTATCTACACTTGCTGAAGATATCAAGAGTGGAAATAAACCTGTGTCCGCATGGGATAAAGAAGCTCGCGAGATGAAGAAGCAGTACGATAAAGACCTTATTGAAATCGGTAAGAGTATTGACGAATCTCAAAAAGAACTGCGTGATATCTTCCCGGATTCCTGGCAGTGGATGTACGATGAGTTAGTACCCGGTGTAAATCGTCGCTAACTCAAAACAAACAAAATAAAAGAGGTTCCAAGCTTAGAATCTTTGAATCAATAGCTTAGTATGTGAGTCGGAATCGGTTCTTTTGAACCATACGGGCCTGAGGCATACAAAGACCTGAATTAACAGGTCTCATACAGAATTTTTAAATCAGTTATGAGGAACTACCGTGAACTACTGATCATAAGTCTGAGATCGCGACAATAAGATTGTCCTCTAGAAATAGAGAAACGCTCTAGTCGTGACATCAAGTTAGACTGAATAATATGAATCTTTGAATCGTTTAAAGTATCTATACTTTAACTATTATTCGTGTATTATCAAGATCAGTATAAGAGAACTAACCATTCTCAAGACCAAATAAGGCTAGTAACTTTGGTCGGTTACTAGCCTACTATAGAGTAGATATTATATCGAACTGTAAAAAAGAAATTGACTGTTAGGTCTATTGAATCGTCGTTTGGACGGGGCTATCGTATGCCCCTAGCTCCACTAACAAAAGTAAGAAAGTTCCGCAGGATTAAACCCTTACTACCCGAATATTAGGTATGAGTCCTGTTCCAAGGGGCTAAAAGGTTTTGACAGCGACAAGGAGGAAATAGAATAGGTCAATATGCAGATAACTGGCAATACAAGTTATGTAATGGACTACACTGGTATCGCAGCGTGATAACAGAGTCCAACGGCTAAGCTAATGTCGTAGAAAGCTGGAGTAAGTAAGCTTTGCATGGTAGTGAAGCCTTAGATATTACTAAGAGATAAGGTGTTCGAGTCACCTACTTACTACAAATTAAATTAAGTTTAATCAATAAATTAATTTGAAATGGGATTAATGAATTTTATTAGACAGAATCTTCCAGAATCATGGGAGAAAGCTGCAACAGAGATGAGAATGAAGACTGAATTAATAACTCGTCTTCATAATGTAGTACCTCGTGCTTATAAGAATAAGTATCACTACAAAGAAGGAATATCTTATATTAGAAGAGTATTCAATACTAAATGTGACATAATACATTTAGTAGATGCTACTGATATAGATATTACTAAATGGAATGAATTAAGTAGTAAAATAAAAGAATACGAATATCAATGCGTGTAAGATATTTTGCTTGGTTTGACTCTAAACATGAAAGAACAGAGTTCATTAACTTGCTCAGGTCAGCTAAATCTGACATTGATGCAGTTAATAAAGTGATGCAAAAATATCCAGAGTTAACTTTATCAGAAGTATCTGGAATAGTAAATAACTTTAAAAAAGAAATTAATCAACCATGAGACTCAATCATCCTGGTATCTACAGAATTGTAGGTGAAAACTTTGAACTTCTTGCTAATATAATTGGAGAAGTTCCTTGTATGAGAATTACTTCTGCACTATTAGTTAATGACTTAGTACAGAAAGGAGAATTCACAATACTACCTGAAGAATCTATTGAAATTCAGAGCGTATTAGCAAATCCTGACAAATTTGTTTTTCTAGAGTATGAATACTCAGAAATATGTTCATTACCATCTTATCGACAATCGATTCATGGTACGAAAATGCCTAATATAACTGACGAACAGTTAAAGACATTTACTAGTAAATACATTGAAGATATTGGAATATATGGACGAGGTGTATCTGCAACTAAAGCTTATATATTAGAAACTACAGGTTGGTCATTAGCACAAATTAATGTAGTACTAATGAAAATAGCTAAAAGAGTAAAGCAGCAATATGTTAATTTATAGTTTGACAAACCATATATATACCACTTGGGGAGTTAAATATAGTTCATTTAACTGGCGACCTGAGTGGTATACCTTTTTAAGAATACAAAAAAGGGAATTAAAAGAACTAGAATTTCATGAATCTTATAAAGTTCAAACTGTAAAATATTTAATATTTTGGTTTGATAATAGGATAATACAAAAGATAGGAGTAGATAAAGATTTAACTCTAAAGGTTCGTATAAGAATATTATGTGGATTAATTAATAATACTCCTACTAGTGTACTTACTAGACCTATGAAAATAGAATTCATGGAATGTATATGGGATACTTATAATAAATTCTACAAAGATTGGTATGAATATTATTGTAGGAATGTACTAGAATTGCCATTTTAAGTCTATAGAGTCTTGGTTGACTCTATAGGCACACTAAAGCCCGTAATTATGACAGATGAAGAAAGACAACAGCTTTTAGATCTGATCAAGCAGGCTAAAGAAGGTAAACAATACGCCTTCACACAGCTTTATAATCGTTATCACAGAATTATATACAATACTATATATAATATTGTACATAATAAAGATGTAGCAGATGATTTAGTATCTGTAACGTTTACTAAAGCTTTCTTTAAGATAGCTAGTTATATTAACCATATCTCATTTGAGATGTGGCTAAAAACTATCGCTATAAATAGTAGTATTGATTATATACGACGTACTAAAAAAGAGAAGTATGATTATGAGTTAGATAATGATAATAACTGTCTACAGGTAAGCAGTTCGGCCGACAGCTCACCAGAGGATTTGTACATATATCATGAGACAGATAGTAAGTTATCTGACGCACTAAGCAGACTTCGCTATAAGTATAGGTATATACTTGAACTACGCACAGTTCAGAATCTTTCTTACAAAGAGATTGCTGAACATCTTGAGCTCTCTGAGTCTCAAGTAAAATCTCGTCTTAATAAAGCGAGAGAGAAATTAAAACAATTGTTAAACTAAAAAACATTTACTAATTATGACACCAGCAATTATTGGGCTATTAACTGTAGCATTTATCCTTGCACGATTATTTCGTAGCACAGGAATGTGGTGGAAACTTGTTTTCGCCATTATGGCTGGTCTATTAGTAGGTATTTTAAGTAAGGAAGTAGTTAAGTCAGATAATGATAAGACTACTTCTCTTACTAGTTTAGTTAGCACCATGAGTAATGATGATGCTTTAACATGCATGCAAAGCTTAGTAGCTACAGTGACAGAAGGTACTACCATTCGCCTTACTGGGGTTGCAGGTTACATTGTTAAAGATGAAGAATTATTCGATGCACTAACTAAAAGTAATACCTTTACTAATGGACGTGACTCACCAGAAATAGAGGATGATAGTTAACCTCTTAAACTAACCTATCTTTTTAATTGTACTTAATAATAATTTTTATTTTAACACTTTAAAACATTATCAAAATGGCAAAAGAAATGAGTAAGGCTGAAAGAAAGGCAGCCTTGAAAGCAGCAAAAGCAGCAGCAAAAGCTGAAGCTAAAGTAAACAACACAGAGAACAAGAAAGAGGAAACTAAGCCTCAAGTAGATAACGGGCCGAAAGATGCTAAAGTAGAGGATGCAAAGAAAGCTCCTACTACAGCTAAGGAAACTAAGGTTCAGGCGAAGAAGGATGCCCCTAAAAGTCCGGATAAGCCTAAAAAGAAGGAAGAGAAAATTCCTACAATCATTCCTGAAGATGCAACAGGTAAGAACAGCCCTGAAAAGAAAGCTGTAGAACGTGCTGCAAACCTTATCACAGGAATTCCTACGGCTGGTATACCTATTGGTTCAAGAGAATCATCTGTTGACGGTAAGGCTATGTTAGCATTTGTAATGCAACAGAGATATGCCAACAATGAGGAACTCAAGAAACAATATCCTGAGTTATATGCAGACATCAATCGTAGCATTGATGTAGTTACTTTGTTAGCTCTTGTCGATGTACGTCAAGACTTGTTCGACCGTGGTGAACGTGGCGAATTGCAGTTACAGATAGCTGCAGACCAAGTATTACCGCTGCAAAGTATGGCAGAAATGCTAGGTATTAAACTAGCTCCTGCTAAAGCTCTGCCTGGGAACGATGGACAAATGTCTATTAACTTCTCAGAAAGTGAAGTACCTACAGAACTTGCAAACAGCAAGCCAAAAGTAGAAATTCCGGAGCTTGATCCTAACAAGATTGCTAATGATGAGGAATTGAAAACTGCCCTTAATTACCTCATCTCTAAAGAGAAAAATGTGGCAGAAAATATAGTTAACACTGTAGAATGGTATCGTGTATATCGTGGCCTGAAAGAAACTGATGCAGATAAGAAGCTTGCATTAGACGAGAAGACAGTTACAGATTGGATCAATGAGATATTCTCTATTATCCAGCCTACAGCTATCTTGCGTGGTTTAGGTCGCGCTGTATACTTATATACTTCACAGACAGGTTCACCGTGTATGGCTCACTCTATCATGCATACGCACATGTCTAAAGCCGGTTGGAGTGAAGAACAAGTAGCAGAAGCATTACGTGCTTTAATTGGAGAAAACTTCCGCTATAAACTGAAGGATGATCCTGAAGCAAAGCCGGAAGAAGATAAAGCAATTAATGCTATTACTGGCTTACTGGGCAATGACTACATTGATAAGTTATTTGCTGACTATACTATTACTACTGATGGTGTAGAGGACAGTAAGAAAGTTGAACTTGAAGCTGCACGTGAAGTTGCCCGTAAAGTTCTAGGGAGTATTCGTACCAATTACTTTGACAAACAGAAGGAGACTCCTACGCTTGATAAGATGCGTATGGTTGTAGGTCAGATTATTAATCTGTATCGAGACCCAGCTGATCGTCTTGCAGAGTATTGTCAAGGAGATTTAATAGCTCCAAAGGAAGACGAATACCCAAAGAAGGAAGAACAATCTGAAGGAACTGAAAAAAAAAACTAAACTGGTTTAAAAAGTTTCTTTTGAAAATTCATATCCTAGAAGAATAGCCATTCTAATAAATATCATATCAAATGAATAATAGAATGTTAACTGTAGTTGGAATGTTTGTTGTCAGTGTATTCATTGGTAGGCAAATGTTCGCAACTACAGAAGTTATACAGGCACAGCCTGTTATGCCCTCTATAGTGGAGTTACCTAACTTCCCTAAAGTAATAAAAGAGGAGAAAAAGTCTGTAGATGAGATAAATGTCGAAGTCGACTTATCTACATTAGAAGTATCTGTGAAAGGAACAACAGACGCAAAAGTAAATGTGAAAACTACTGGCGAACCAAAGCCAGTAGTTAAGTGGAAAACTAAAGTAATAGAGAAGACGAATTCAACAGGATATCCGAAAGTAAATGCTATAAGTAAGGTATCTGATGACGAATCACCGGCAACTCCATTAACAATAGTAGATAAATATGAACAATAAAATTATACTTCAGCAGATGATACGTCTATCGCGTATCATTAAGGACTCAAGAGAAGCAAGAGCTAAATTAAGTTCTATACAATCTCAAACTGAATACTTTATAGTAGAAGGTAAACGGTCTACTTTTATTAGAGACCAAGCTAATAGTAGTATAAGTAATTGTTTATATGTAGAACAGTACTTACGTTCGTCTGTAAGTAGTGCTTGCAAATGTTTGGATGGTTTTGACGCTTCAAAAATGGAACCAATAGACTACATCAGTAGTAGTGATGTAAAAAATAAGTTTGTCGACATATGTCTAGGTAAGAAAGTAGTAGCTACTATTAATCTTACTACCGGTGAAATAACAAGCGTCAATATACCAGAACAAAAATCAACGGCTAAAGATAACAGCCCTACGGCAAAAAGTTAGTGATAATAACCGTATAATAAATACTTTAATTATATCACAGTTCGAGAGGAGTAAAACTGCAGCGTAAATCACTCCGAGGAAGTCATGCGGTAAAGTATACAATAATACTGGTCGCACCTGTCAGGGAGCTTGGAATCATTTCTCCATGGCCCGAAAAGTTACATGACCCGAGAATATGTTAGCAGCTAAAACTGTGAGATTACTCAAAAGGTAGGGTGTTAGCTTATGTAATTGAAAACTACATAAGAGGGGATGAGCGTGTACAATCCTCATTAGGAAGTGAGAACCGTTTGGGGACTTCTAAAGACGCAGTACTAAAGAGAAGACACACTGAGTACTAAACAGTGCAAAGGGAACGAAATCCCTATATCCGTATTAGTTTATCAAAAGCAGAATCAAAAAGGGATATAAACACGATGACGAAACAGGGACAATACGGTTCCTGGCTTATTCCTTTGGAAAGAATAAGTAAAGCCGAGAGGCAAAGGTTAGTTTCACCTTAAGAAGCAGCCAACTCATGGAAAAAAAGAGATTGCAGATAACGCATTACCGGTCTCCAAAATCGGTTAACAAAAGCGCTACTGTGCGTCCAGAAAGGGAAACAGGCTAACTCTAGTGTTCAGTATACATCAGCTGTGATGCAATATGCAATTGTGGATATTGGAACTTATACTTATGAAGGGAGTAAACTACTAATACTAATGTAAGGATAACCGTGTTATGGTACATACTTATACAAAGTAAGGATATGAAAGCTGGAAACGCAATGATCCAAGAATTAAACATGCAAACGTTAAAGCTTGACTGATTATCGTGGAGCAGGAGCCAATCCTGTACATTATCGTAAATAGTGTGCTGTAAAAGAACTTACGTATAAGGGATGAGGTATATGAGATTGATACCGTCTTTCAAGTCTAAGGTGACTCATGAGTTTTGTCGTGTAGATGAGTATAATATATGAGAAATGACGAGACTAAAATATGATAGTCTAAAATGCGAGTATGAGGGCGCTATAACCCTGAACTTAGAAGCGGACACCTTTAGCAAGTGTTATTACGTGGTAATAAATAAGATTAGGAGATGCAGAGGAAACTCCTTGTAAAAAACGGCAGAGCTTAAGCATTTCAAGATATGTAAATGCCTTTGATTTATTATACTAGTTCACACCAGAATTTTGGATAATAAACATCGTTATGGATTAAGGAAGTAAATAGAGTTATTAAAGATGCTTTAGGGTTAGAATCCTAAAACCAGTTTAGTAATAATTATAGTATATGATGATATACTTAATGAATCAACTTTACTTACGCTGAATAGAGTCAGCTATGACAAAATGAACTCTAATTGTTTAACTTTTAACTAATTGGGAAGTCCAATGGAACTGTAAACGCTGAGACTACCGCTCGTAAGAGTAGTGTGAGTAGACAGATCACCACCCCGACTGCCAACCGACATTGCTGACTGTTAAGACACTCGTAAAGTACAATGCGCAACATTGTATGTGAGAGAACGCTGAATCGTTAGTTACCTGTGTTGTTTCTTACACTGTCTCTGTAAGGGCAATAGTACACTTATGATGAAAGTATTCCATAAGCAAACAAGGAGACGATGATAGGTGGAAATCCTAATGTTCGTGCAGTATAAACAAACAAATCCTGGAAATGGTATAGATGGGTCATGCTATAAGCAATGAGTCTATGATTTTAGTAATGTTAGATTAAACAACCGTAATTCTGACGAATTTCGATAATACCGGACATACTCAGTAGGTTCTAAGGAACTGATGATAAAGTGGCTTATATCGCATCTAATCGCGTTATACGCTTACGGTGAGGGGTGCGTTAAGCATCGAAGGAATTGAATCTTAACCGTCGAAACGGGACGTTAAAACAAAAAAAATATCAGAAATTATCAGAAGTAACTCACAGAGTATTTCTCATAAATTTTCAATTTATTATTTTTATGCTTAGTAGATTATGTGATTGAGTTCACCTATTCCAATTTTGAATAGCTATTAAATAATCGAACGGTGGAGAGATTTTATCAATTTTTTGTATAACTATGTTCGTATTGGTATATCAAGTACGGACTCAAAAAGGAACATTTTTATGGAAAATAATATTAACGGAGCTAACACTCCGGGTTTAGCAGCTCAAATTTTAGCTCGCTATCGGCAAACAGCCCAGAAGTTTGGGCCTTTCTTTGGACAGCAGATATTTACAATCGTAGCACAGACTCCTGACCTTAAGTGGAAAGAAGATGTAGCTACAGGTAAGAATACTTTCCGTCAGGAAGTAAAAGCTTATATTCTCAAGGCTATTGATGTTGAGTCAGTTAGTTTACTTGAGAAGGATGTTGACGGACGTCCGAAAATCATCTTGAATGAGAAGAAGAATGATCCATCATTAGTCTTTGAGCTTGCTGATCCTGAATTTACTAAAGCAACCCGGCAGAATGTAATTGAATGTATTGAACGGTTGAGTAAACCAGGCTCTAAGCCTATGTTCTTTACAGCTGAAGAACTTCCTATGTTGAATGACTTAACTAAGTTATCCAACCAGAGTGTGTTGAACTTCTATGAAGAAATGACACGTAAGTGTATGCAGTTAGCTGAAACTGTCCGTGGTTATATGGATATGAATCAGCGTATGCAGGTTGAGTATTTACGGCAGTGCGGTTTAGATAATCAGGAAACTGAAATTCACGTAACTGCTACGATTACTGAAGAAAAATAGTAGAAGCTTATGAACGGCAGACTTTCTTCATTACGTGTAGAACTTCTGCGAATTCTAATATGTTCTGAGCCAGCCATATTGTCTAAAATTCAGATTTGGAATGGAGGACGTACAGAAACGCCTAAAAAAGTAAGCATTAGAGAAGATGGACGGGTCTTCCTATTTTACGGAAGTGGGCCATTATGGTGGCAAAGATTATTTAATACTTATGAATCGGTAAGTATTATAGATGCTTCTATTAGTATAGCAGATGCAATTACTGGGTCGAATTCGACTCGAAATGAATATGCCTTTGATGAGATTACTAAAAGTATAATTGATGAGGCAAAGAAACGTAAGGATTTCGATTGTATAGTTGATATTTTGTTTGATTGTATGAGGAATTGTTCAGATGGGGAACTACATTCTAAATGGATTAATCAAGAGAATATCAAAAAATATGCAAGAGAAAATGGTATAACCAACGTTGAAGACGTTAACCTTGAAGGGCTTAATGGAATAGTTGGAATTAAGACTGGTGGACGGGTTATTCCTATAGTACTCGGCCAGTTAAGAAAATTTAGAAAATATTGATTTGGATATTATCTTAAAACAACATAATTTCATAGTACTGAACTGGGTACTATTTATAGTAATTACTGCTGAATTGGGCAGTTATTACTACACAGTTCCTTAGCTCAACTGAATAGAGCAACACACTTCTAATGTGTAGGTTATGGGTTTGAATCCCATAGGAACTACTACTGGTAGATGTAGTTTGGTCGAGTATTTAACATTTAAAAAACATTAATCAATATGAAATCAATTACATCAATATATTTGCTCGGAGATAAGAATAAAGGTAAAATCGGTCGTATTAAGGAAATTTCTAATGAAATTACTTTCTATTGGAATAAGATCAAAGAAGAAAATGTTATTCCAAAAGAGGCTAAACGTAATTATGACTTAAAAGAGTTACTTCAGAAGATTAAAACTCTATCTGAAGAACGCATATTATTAAAACTGTATATGCAGTGTATTAATATGGGTTATAAGAAGTTTACTGAATTACCTAAAGATAATAACTATCTTAACATCTTTACTTTATGTGAAAAGACTGAACAGTTGTTTCACTTAAGTAAGATTAAGACTCTTGATCCGAAACTTAAACGTTCTAAAGGAAAGAAGAACCTAGATAAAACTGAAGAGCTTACTTCAGCTTATATTGCAGGTCTAAAAAATAAATTACAATTAGAAATTAACAAAATCAATAAAGATATTACAGATTTTAATGAGAAAGCAGAACTTGATATCGAGGCTCCTGCTTTATCATTAGCTGCATAAAAATGGAGAGAAAAGTCAGAAAAGCAATTTATGCAAGAAAAAGATTTTGGGAATCTAACTCAGCTTATGAGAATAGAGTAAACTATCTTATAGGCTGTGTTAGTAAATATCCCGAATTAGAACTTGCAAATATAGACGTAGGTACTAATACTACAACTATATTTTACTATGAGATAGTAGAAGAAAATTCTATTACAATAAAAGGATTTTCAAGTAAATAACTTAATTATCAAAATTATGAAAAAGATATTAGCAAAGAAAAATAAGAGAACCGGTATAAAGAATCATAGAAGTAATAAAAATAAGTTTCGTAGAAGCTATAAGGCTTATCAAATAATGACGGTAAGCAAGAAACCGGGTCCATCTGGAATCATTAAATATGATGAGAATGGGAAAGTAATAGGATTTGTAAAGTGGGCAGGAAATAAGAAGAAGTCTGAATATACTACTAAAGTAGCAAAAGATGCTATGAATGAAAACAAATCTATAAAACAATCTAAGAAAGAATTAATCAAGAATATTCTTATGAAAGCAGGATATGATCCTACAATACGATATACCCGTAAAGAGAAGAAACATTTTACGCGTATAGTTAAGAACAATATGTTCACTAAACCTAAGGGAGTTACGTTAACAACTGAACAAATCAAAGAGAAAATAAAAGCTGATAAACTTGCAAAGAAATCTATGCAAGCTAAATTTGATGAATCAGTACGTAATAATCCTTTAACTCCTAAAAAAGGTAAACAGATGGCTCCTAGTGCCGCAGAACTATCTGTTAAAGAAAAGCCTAACAAAAGAAACTTTCAATATGCTATACAGAGAAAATGCTCTGATAATGATATGAAAGTATATGATTTTGCTACTGGAAACTTTGAAGCATCTACTAGAGATGAAGCAAAGAATAAAGCTGCCAAGTTAGCTAAAAAGTATAAGAAAGATACATCATTTACAGGAGTAACTGTAAAGGATATTGAAGGAGATAATAGTATAACTTATTATAGTCGTAATAAGTTATTAGCAGCATAAAAACATAATATTTCTGTTTCCATAACTTAAACTGGTTTCTCATGTAGCTCAGTGGTAGAGCCGCTACTATGTAGTGTGATTGCGTTGGTTCGAGTCCAACCATGGGATCTAACTTTAAATACTTATAATATGATTATACGAGGAAAGATAGTCTACGTATATGATATTGAGGTATTTCAAAATATCTTTCATTGTTCGGTAAAAAATACAGAAACAAACGACATCTATAAGTTTGAGATATCAGAAAGGAAAAATCAACTAAGAGAATTAGTTAAATTCTTTAAACAAGTAGATAAATACATTACTTGGGAAGATTATTATACTACAAATATTAATATTCCAACTAATATTATATTTTGTGGCTATAATAATTTGCATTATGATAATCCTATAATTAATTATATAATTGAATATGAAGATAGATTAATGCAATATAATATACCTACCATATGTAGTTCTATATTTAATCTAAGTAAGACTATAACTGCTTCAAGTGAAGATAATATAGATGCATGGAAGCATTGGAAGTATCAAATATGGTTTGATACTTTTGATATTCTTACTATGCTATATTCTAATAAACTTAGAGTAGGTTTAAAGGAAATCCAAGTAACAATGCAATATCCTAATGTACAGGAATTTGTATGTGATTGGACTAAACCTCTTCCCTTAGAGGATTTTGACTCTATGATAGATTATAATATCAATGATATTGAATCTACTTCAGAATTATTAAATAGATGTAAGAAAGACGTTGATTTACGAATCGCTATTGAAGATGAATATGGAGTAAGAGTACTCAGTAAAGACGGTGTAAACATTGGAATGAAGATTTTAACTCAGAAATATCTAGAAAAGACAGGTTTAACTTGGCAGGATATTAAAGATTTAAGGTCTCCAATGAGTGTAATACCATTGAAAGATGTAATATTACCATTTATTAAATATGATAGTCCTATTCTACAGAGAGTATTAGATGATATGAAAAATCAGATAGTATCTCCAGGTAGAAAAGGATACGAGAACAAGTTTGTATTTAATAATTTACGCTATTCTGTAGGAGTAGGAGGTATTCATTCTGTGAATAGCCCTGAAATCATTATTCCTAGAGATAATGAAATGCTCATAGATATAGATGTAGCTTCTCTATATCCTAGTATGCTTATAGAATATGAATTCTATCCTAAACATTTAGGTAAAGAATTCTTAGAAGTATATAAGCAAATTAAAGATGAGCGAATTGAAGCTAAACATAATGGCGATAAAGTAAAGAATGAAACTTTAAAGTTAGCTTTAAATGGTTTATCAGGTAACTTACAGAATGAACATAATTTCTGTTATGCTCCCGAAGCTGCTATGAAAATTAGAATCAACGGACAGTTACTATTACTTATGTTAGCTGAAAAATTAACTCAAATTGGATGCCGAATCGTCCAAGCAAATACTGATGGTCTATTCGTCTTACTAAAGAAAGATGTATATTCTAAAGTAAACAGTATTTGTAGAGAATGGGAACAGCTTACTAAACTTACCTTAGAAGAAGATCGTTTTAAAGCAATGTATCAATATGCTATTAATGATTATTTTGCTATTACTGAAGATAACAAAGTAAAAGAAAAAGGAATGTTTATTACTGCTGTAAAATTAGGTAAAGGATTAACTCCAAAGATTATACCTAAAGCAGTAATAAGTTTCTTTAAAGACGGAATACCGGTCGAAGATACAATTAAGAATTGTACAGATATAAGAGATTTTCTAATGTCTGAGAAAACTGGTAAACAATGGCATGTTGAATATATGAACGAGGAGCAACAAAGAACTAATCGTTTCTACGCATCTACTAATGGTGGATACTTGTGGAAATGGAAAGATACTGGTCATAAAGAAGGTGAAATTATAACATATACTGAGCCATACGTAGGAGAACGTAAATATAAGGCTTCTGCAAGACAGTATCAGAATATGCTTACTGCATCTGGTGTTACTCTTCTAAATAAGTTTGATGATAAACCAATTGAAGAAAGAAAGATTAATTATAGGTATTACATTATGGAAGCCTATAAGATAATCAGAGATTTGAAACCGTTACAATTGAGCCTATGGGATTAACAGAGGCTTATCAGATATATTTCAGACAAACCATAAGCTTATATAATATATAAGACTATGATTTTAGAAATAGACACTTCTATCTTAGATAGAATACCAACTTTATCTATTAATCAATTAGTATTCCTAACACTTGTATTGAATGATATCAAAACAATCAATCAAGACATTCAGAGACTTCTCAGCCTAGTTAATGAAGAAGAAATACAAGAGTTAGAGACTCAAGGTTTAATTTCTATCCAATATGATAGAGATACCCAAGTCATAAGTAAAACAGAAAAACTAGAAGAACTTCTTAAAGAAGATAAAGCTATGTTTGATATGTTTTATGACCAATTTCCAGTTTATGTTATGAGACCTGATGGAACTAAAGGATTTCTCAGAGCTAATGTAAACAAATGTAGGAAAGAATATAATCGTATCGTAGGCAAGTCTAAAGCAATGCATGAACACATTATGGATTGTTTAAAATATGAAATAGATGAGCGTATGCGTACAGGTAAAATAGGTTATATGAAAACTATGTGGAAATGGCTCACTCAACACGAGTGGGAAACTATTGAGGAACAAATGAAAGTAGAAACTCCTAACCAAAATTACTATAATTATGGAACAGATATCTACTAAGACACTAACATTTAGACATATATCCTCTGCTACTAACGAAGCAGTAGAATATATTCGTAAGAGAAAGAATCATGAGATTGTTTCTTTACGTACTAGATGGAGTAAGTTTAATAAATCCTGTATGGGAGGCATTGAACCTAATACCATATATACTATTGTAGGTATATCTGGTAGTGGCAAAAGTTCATTTGTAAATACGCTTGAAAGTGATTTAATAGACTTAAATTCTAATCAGGATGTAGTAGTACTTAACTTCAGCTTCGAGATAAAATATTTACTTATATAAAGAAACTTTTTCTAGTAACTTTCGTTATTGTTAATGTATGAACAATAATACAGAAAGAAATGGAAAAGATACAAAGAGAATTTTTAATAGGGTGCATGTTAGGAGATGGTAATATTAAGATACCATCCGGATGTAAAAATGCAATGTTTCAATGTCAACATGGTCCTAAACAAATAGAATATAATAAGTGGAAATGTGAACTATTATCTTCTTTAGGGAGTAAATTTTATACTTATATAAGGAAAACTCCTAACAAGAAAACAAATAAATTTTATGAAGCAAATATTACAGCTACAAAGTGTAATAAGGAATTAACCGAAATATACAATATGTTCTATAAAAATAAGAAGAAAGTAATAACTAGAGAAATACTAGAGGAATTTACTCCATTTTCTTTAGCCATATTATTTATGGATGATGGGTCTAAAACTACACAATCACAATATGGTACCTATACTATAGCGTCTTGTGGTTTTGACTCAGAATCATTAAGTATATTTCAGGCATTCCTAAAAGATAAGTTTAATATAGATACCTCTATTACATATGATAATAGAATATATATTAAAGTTAATTCTAAAAATCTATTTGAATATTTAGTAAAACCACATATTCAAAAAATTCCAAGTATGTTATATAAGTTATACGTCTCGTAATTGGGTGAATTGCTGGGAAGCCTAGACATAGGTAATCAGCAGCCAAGCCAACCTTTAACAAAGTTGGAAGGTTCAACGACTAGATATTGAAACTCGTAAGAGAATATAATATATCCAAGAGCGCCCAACGCTGTGAAGCGAAGATATAGTCTGAGCTGCATTATAATGTTAAGAAAAGAAGATGCAGAATATAAGCATAAACAGCTTATAGATAACAATACTGGTTAAGTTCAAGACAAGTAGGTAGAAAATTAAGTAGTAAGTTAAGGCAAACTACTGCTCAGCTATATAGTTCTATTAGTGAATTAGATAATTCATTGTTAGAAGAAGTAGAACAAACCTCTCAACAGATAAAATCATATCCGATATATTATGTAGATACACCGGGTACTGTTGCAGATATAGCATCTACCATTGATTACTTTTATGAGAATAAAGCTAAAGGCAAGAAATTTGTAATTATACTTGATCATACTTTACTTGTTGAAGGTCAAAATCGTGAAAGTGCACTACAAGTGATTTCCGATTTACAGAAACTGTTTATTAGAGTAAAAAAGTTTCCAGATACTACAATAATACAGTTATCACAGATGAATCGTAATATTGAAAATCCTGAAAGAATTAATAATCCATCTATGCATTATCCAATGCGTAGCGATATATCTTCTGCTGATACTATCTTTCATGCATCAGATTACGTTATATGTATTCATAGGCCAGAATAAATAAAGCTGTTCTGGATAAATCCCGTTAAACGGTGAAAACCCGATGGGGCAACGCCGTACCAAGTTTATATAGAAATATATAAATAGTGTCTAACGACTAGTAGTGAAACTACCGCTATTAAAGCTATGTTAATAATTCTACCACGAAAGCGGGAAATATAAACTTATATATTTATTATACGTTCCATATATAGTAATAATTAAATATTCTTATATGGAACTATTAATAGATGGAAAGAAGATAAATATTAGAGATAAAAATAGAATAAAAGAAGAAAATAATACTATTCTATTCAGATGTACTACATGTGGTGAATATCTACCTATTAGTGAGTTTGAACTTCGATGGAATAATAGTAAAACTGAAAAAAATAATGTAAGATCACAATGTAAACATTGTCGTACAGAGGAAAGTAGGCTATACCACTATTATAGAAGAAGGAAATATACTGAACAAGTAGTAAAAGAAAAAATGTTACATTATGATAAACTAAAACATGATTTAGAATATCATAATAAAATAGTATTATATAGATATGCTAGGAACCATTCAAAACGATGTAATATTGAATTTAATATTACTCCTAATGATATAATAATTCCTAAAGAATGTCCAATTCTTAAGCATGAGTTTATTTTAAATGATAAACAATATACTTATTCTATTGATCGAATTGACAATAGTAAAGGGTATATACCTGGAAATATTGCTGTTATTTCAAGATTAGCAAATATAATGAAAAATTGTGCTAACTTTGAACAATTAATATTATTTTCTGAAAATATAAAAGATTATATTAAGAAATAGTCTAAACTACACGTATAAGATGAAGGTGTAGAGTGCAAGATAAAGAGCTTGCAGAGAATACAAATTGTGCTCAATATACAGAGTTATGGACCAAATCGTCTACCAGTAAGAGATAAAGTTTATTTGCATATTCTAAAGAATAGAGATGCAGGTGAATGTTCTATACTTGAGTTTGATAATGACCTTAAATACAATAACTTAATTGAGACTATACGAGAAGATGAACCAGTAAGGAAGATTTCGTTTAGTAATAACAATTAAAAAGGCTGAAAATTATGAAATCATATACATTTACATTACCGAAAAATACTAAGAGTGCAAAAACATATAAGGAGTCTTTAATGGACCGAGTAATTAACGCTTATCCTTGGATGACTGTAGAAAGTAAGAGTGATTATCCTTCTTGTAGCTATGGCATTGAATATGCAGGTGCAGGTGATATTATTACTTTAGGTTTAAGTAAGACTCATAATATTGGATGGTTGCCGAAGGAATGCGCTAATTGTCCGTTTAAGTGTTGGGGAGATAATGTAATTAATTTCGACTTAGAAACAGAATTCTTCAAGGCTATTAATGCACTTGATATTTATGCAAAGGAACATTGTCCGTTTGATGTTGACTATGACTTTAAAGATGAGTTTGGTACTCCAGTTAAAATCTTTGATAACTTCGTACAGATTGGTTATGAAGTAATTCCTATTGCATTTGGTTCTTTGAACTATTTAAAACCGAAGACAAAGAAAACTATTATCGATATCACGATTAATATTAAGAAACGTGGTTTGTTTTAATTAAAATATCTTATTCCATATTATCAGAAATTATCAGAACTTTATCAGAGGAATACAAAAAAATAAAAGCTTTTATGATTGTATTACCAAAAGAGAAAGTAAAAGCTAAAGTAGAAAATCCTAGATTTTTGATTTTATTTGGTAAACCAAAAGCTGGGAAAACTACTTTAGTTGCAGCGCTGGATAACAATCTAATTATTGATTTAGAAGGTGGTTCAGAGTTCTTAGAGGCATTAGCTGTTCAAGCTAGATCCGTAAAAGATTTAGGTGATATAGCTAATGCAATAAGAGAGATTAAAAAGGAAACTGGTAAATATCCTTACAAATATATTACTATAGATAATGCTACACGTCTAGAAGAGATGTGTATGAGCTACGCTATACAGCTTTATAAAGCTACTCCAATGGGAAAGAAGTATGAAGGTACAGATTTAAGAACTTTACCTAATGGATCTGGTTATTTATATATAAGACAGGCTGTAAGAAAAGTTATTGACATGTTCCGTGGATTATGTGATAACTTTATACTTATTGGTCATACTAAAGATAAGTTGATTAATAAGAATGGCGAAGAAATGGCAGAAATGTCGCTTGATTTAGTAGGTGCGTTAGCAAATATTATATGTGGTGAAGCAGATGCTGTCGGCTATGTATATAGAAAAAAGAATGAGACACATATCTCATTTGAAGGCGGAGATAATTCTGTTATTGAAGCTAGAGCACCTCATTTAAGAGGAAAGAATATAGTAGTAGCAGAGAGTGATGAGAATAACAACATTACTGCTTATTGGAATAAAGTTTATTTACCTGAATAATTAAAAATAAGATATTATGATATTTAGTACAGAATTAGCAAATGAAGTAAAGTTGTCAGATAATGGTAATAATACTAAATACCTAGAAGCGGGTATTCATGACAACGTTAAGTTTGTATCCGCAAAGTTTGCAGAGTCTCCTACAGGGAAGAAGTTCATTGAATTTACTTTTGAAAAAGATGGTAAGAGTCTTGTTCATACTGAATGGGAACCAGCTGTTCGTGAAGGCGATACTGAAGAACAGAATCAAAGTAAAGCTACTAACCAGGTAACTCGCATTATGCGTATACTCAAGTGTTTCTATCCTAAGAATGTATTAGCATTCAGTGGCAGTTCTTATAAGGAGTTTGCTAACTGGGTAGTAACAATGCTTAATAGTGCTAATAAAGATATTTTACTTAAAGTAAAGATAGTTTATAATGATAAAGGTTATACTACACTTCCTAGTTATGTCAAGTTTGCCTCTATTGAGCCTATGAATATTCCTATGGGTTTCTATGAAGAAGGTAAGAACGAAAGCATGATTAGAGAAATTACAGGTATTGATCAGTTTACTAAGCCGATTGTTGCAGATAAGGAAGATAAGGAGGTTAATCCTCTTACTACTACTGTAAGTGATCAGCCTAGTGATGATCTACCTTTCTAATTTTGTAGATAATCCTATAAGCAGCCTACGCTAGGCATAATATAGCGATACGTGAGTAGCATGCCGCTATGTGAGATAAGAAGCAATCGACGGTAATACGCCGAATGTAAGGTGTGACGGAGGCATCAAAATTCATAGAATAGGAATAGCATGCACTCACGTTTTCATGATAGTAATGGTTAATTAAGGTTCGATTCCTTAACTATCACTAAAATATATCATATGATTTACGATACAACGAAAATAAAAGACAATATGAGTATTACTTTAGATTGGATATTATCTAAAGTAACAGAGTATGATATATATACAGCGTACATTGGTAATTTTAAAGTAGGTATGATATATAATTCACCATTAAGAAAGGATAAAACACCTTCTTTTGGATGTTATTATAGTAAAAAAACTAAACAGTTAATGTTTAAAGACCATGGTACTGGAGAATGTGGTAACATAATTAAGTTTGTATCACTTTTTACAGGACTAACTAACTATTCAGATATACTCAATGACATAGTTAATAAACTTAAAATTACTAATGATACGAAACTCGTTAGCTCTAAGCAATATATACCGTCAACCGAGACAGTAATTGGTATTGTAAGACAAGACTTTACTCTAACAGATATCAATTACTGGTCTCAGTTTAATATTTCTACTACTACTCTAAAGAAATTTGGGGTAAGTAGTATAAAATATTATCTATGTAACGGAGTTGTAAAGGGTATTTACAAGGATAGTAATCCTATGTATGCTTATAAGGTTTATAATAATTTTAAAATATATAGACCTTTAGCAGATAAATATACAAAGTGGCGTAATAACCTGACTGAGAACGACATTCAGGGGTTTAAACAGTTACCTAAAACTGGAGATATACTCATTATTACAAAGAGTATGAAAGACGTCATGTGTTTATATGAGATGGGTATTCCAGCAATAAGCCCATCATCAGAATCAACGTTTATACCCCAGAAAGCATTAGACCAACTTAAGAAGCGTTTTAAGACAATTTTAATTTGTTTCGATAGAGATGAAGCTGGTTGTAAATATCTTCGTAAAATAAGCCTTAAAACAGGCTTAAAACCATTCTTAGTACATAAGAAGTGGAAGGCAAAAGATATTTCAGATGCTATTAAAGCAAATTCTTTTGAATCTATAAAATTATGGATATATGAAGAGATAGAGAAAGAAAAAAGAAGGCAAAGTACGAAATGCAACTCCAAATGAATATGATGGAATTAAATTTCGTAGTAAACTTGAAACTTATACATATAAAAAGCTGAAAGAGGCAAATATCATGGCAGATTACGAAATGCATCGATATGAGCTACTTCCAGCTTTTACTTTTAATAATAAAAAGTATAGAGCAATGACTTATTTACCTGACTTTGTAGGAGATAACTTTGTTATTGAATGTAAAGGATACCCTAATGAAGCTTGGCCTTTAAGAGAGAAACTATTTAGATATTACTTATATAGTAATAATATAGGAGTCAATTTCTATATAGTTCATAATCAGAAGGAGGTAGATGAGTTAATAAAAAGACTAAAGAAATGATACTATTTTATAGTATAATTATATATAAACTAACTAAAACTTTATACCATGAAAATCTGCGCAATAAGTGATATACATGGTCATTTAATTAATATACCAGAATGTGATATATTATGTATAGCAGGCGATGTAGTAAATTTACTCGCTCAGAGAGATAACGAAGAATCAAATAAATTCTGGTCTATTACTTTTGTCAATTGGGTAGACAAATTACCGTGTAAAAAGGTAATTGTAGTTCCAGGAAATCATGATATTTATATAGAAAATCTTATTAATGATATTGTAAAGGATTTGAGTTGGCAAGATTTTAAGACTAAAATATCAACTTTAACTAATGATAAAGTAGTATTTCTTGTTGATGAACTATATGAATATGAAGGAGTAACTTTTTATGGAACTCCTTGGATAGCTCCTATACATTGGCAAACATGGGCATTTGAAGATACTCAAAACGAATATGATGAGTATATATGCCCATATGAAAAAATACCAAATTGTGATATACTTATTACTCATGAAAATCCTAATTATAATGAAAAGCTTGAACATTACTGTTTTGGTAAGTATAAGCATCATTTCTTTGGACATTGGCATAATGGTATATCATATGGTCATTTAAATCAATATAATTGTAGTATACTAACTGACAGTTATCTTGAAAGAGAAAGACCTAAAATAGTAACTATAGAATTAAGTAAGAATGATAATTGATAAACCGTATTATGAAGACAATACGAGAATATCAAATTCTGCTATTGGTTGGTTCTTAAAGAAAGGACCGCGTTTCTATCGAGATATGATAGATGGAAAAGAGGAAGGATTAAAACTTCCTCAGCTCGAAAGGGGTACTATGATTCATGAATATATACTTCAACCAGAGGATTTCTGGAATGATTATATAATTCTTGATTATGAAGTGCCTAAAGTAAAACAACAAAAAGATTTCTGTGAAGCTTATGCTAATTCATTAGAGCTCATAGAAGACGATAAAAAGATTGCTGCATACAAATCTGCATACAGTAATTCAAAAAGCTCTGAAATCGTCTTAAAAGAAGCTACAGAGCTATGTAATCGTTATGCTGATTATATTAAAGCATTACAAAGTAAAAAAGATAATCGTAAAGTAATATCTTTTGCTGATTTAAATATGCTTAAAAATATTAAGAATAATATTGATAATCATAAGAAGGCAAAAGAGTTATTAGAAGATATTCCTGGAGTAGAATCTCATAATGAGTTTCATATTAACTGGGAATTACCTGTTGATGATTGGATTGCGCCTTGTAAGTCTTTACTTGATAGATGTATATTCGATCATATAAATAAGAAGATTACTTTAATCGACTTAAAAACAACTAGTGATGTCTATAATTTTAAACATTCTGTAGAAGAGTTTGATTATTATAGACAGATAACTTATTATTTGCTTGCAATTAGTTGGTACATGAAAGATCAAGGAATTGACATTTCAGATTATGATTGTGAAGCATATATTATTGCTATTCAGACAAATAGTAATAATGAAGTGAGAGTTTTTAATATGTTTAACGAATTAGAGTTAGATGATCGTAAGGACCTCATTGTCAAAACTTTAACAGAATTATCATATCATTATCAGACAGGTAATTGGGACCATACTCGTAAATATTACGAAAATGATGGAATTGAAGAACTTAGAACCTAAGACATTAAATGATTTTTTAATTGCAATAGCTATGGATTCATGCGAAGAAGTATTTGAAGTAGATGAAAACATAGTTTGCAATGAAGAAGTTGAACTTTAATAAATACAACAAAGGGTTGCGTTATTATGCAACCCTATTTAAAATAAATCCAATAGTATTTACTTCAGATTTATTTATAGACATTACTATAGATAAAGAGTTTTTAATACTTCAATATAAAACATATCCTAAGTATTATATAGTAAGAAGAATTCAGGAGAATGAATTTTTCTATAATGATATAATAAAAGATGATATAGTTTGCTATAGATTTAGGTTAAAAACTAATGACCAAAAAGCTGATTTCAGTATAATGCAAACTAATGGTACACAATTTTGTACTAAAGAATTTATATTAAGTATGGCAATACTTTGGAAAGATTATCTAGATAGTTCATTTTATGATACTATATTTTAAGAATTACTCTACACAAAAAAGGCAGGCTTTGTGAAAAGCTTGCCTTTAATTTTTTAATCACCAGTAATCTAAGTATCATAATATCTACGCTTACTTGGAATATCATTTAATTCAATTAGATTTTTGAATGGAGTTATTTTCCATATATTTCTTTCTAATTGAGTTTTTCCTCTATAAGCACCTCTAGTTATCATTTTACCCTATTTACTTTTTTCTCCTCTTATATTTGATAATATCAAATCGTAAGGATAAGAAATTACAGACCCAACGTTATCCAATAATGAGTATAGCGGGGTAGGTGTTTTAATAGTGCTATATATATCTACTAGGTTATACGGAGCAGTAGTTTCAAAAGCAGTTCTAGCCATTACATAAGCAAATAAGTTAAGAAGTATATTCCTCTTATCCTTATCTGCCTCTTCTTTTAGAATATTCCTTATTAAAGGATATAAACACATGCACAATGCTGCTTCTATCTTCAACTTCTTAATGTTAGTTCTATCTAACTCACTTGAAAAACCTTTATTAAGAAAAGTCTATTTTAAAACAGTAGTAAGAAGGTCAGCTCCTGATTTGTCTTTCCAAGTTTGAGCAAATACTCTAAGTGGAGTTTTAAGTATAGCTTCTACTTCTCTTTGAGTTTGATAATCCCATTGTCTATCCATAGTAAAACTCTATTGAAGAATAATAGGGATATATTGTCTATGCATCATACACATTGCACCAAATACATTAGCACTCATTTGAGCTTTCTGTAAAGGACTTAATTGACCATCTGCAGAACCGGCTAACTATCTGGCAGCATTACCGATAGTAAACTTAGCTTTATCTACAGCTTGTTGATATTCTGGAGAAATAGCAACTATTTTGCCAGCACTAAACTTAGTTAAAGCTTTAAATGATTTAGCTTTCTTCCATCTCTACTAGGTTTCATCTGTTCTACCATATTTATTATAAAACATTTCGTGATGCATGAATTGTCCATCAATGTATTTATAATCGTACATTACACTATTTAGTATTTGACCTTTTATAAAATAATCAGATACTGAGTATAATCCAAAAGCCCACTACTTCTAAATGACATTTATAAATTTAGGTCTATTAGTATTAGTAAACAAACTATCCATAGTAGAACCAACCTAAAAGTAATCCATATAAGCCATCTATTCGCTCTTATATGTTCTACTACCAACACTTAAACCGTGTTTAAATAAATCGAATACTATATCTTTAAATGCGCTTACTGCATTACCAAAAGTATAATATCTACCGGTCAAAGAATTGACAAGATGAGCATGAGCAGCAGTAAAGAAACCAGTAAACGCACAAGCAAAGTTTAAACCAAGATTTCGTAATGTACCATAACCAGTAATAGTTTTTAACAGTTTGGTTATACTTATCTCTCTGTCTTTAATAGATATAGATAAAGCATTAGTCTTAACATCATATAGATTCATGTTAATAAACTTTTCTGCAAACTTATATATATTAGTATCAGTTCCAAGTTTAGGTTCTTGTTTACCAGTAAATATTCTCTTAATAGAACCTATAGTACTAGTACCAGTATACTTTCTCTATGATAAAAATGACTTTATATTTTCTACCTCACCTTTCACTTCATTCTTCTGTTTGAAGTTTTCTGCCATTTTAAAATACTGAATAACAGAACCTACCATATCTGCTGATATAGTAGCTGGATCGTCTAGCTGTTTAGTAAAGTATTGAGGAATAAGAGCTAAAGAAGTACCATCAGGAGACGTTAAAACCTTTTTATTTATACCAACATCATCATTCTTTACAGTAGCAGCATCTAATAAATAGTTACCTATAGCAGCAAATGGATTAAACCCTGATGCTTTGAGATGTTTATACAAACTACCTGATATTTGAGGTAATCTATACTTGTTTAAATACTCTAGATTATTTAATTTACTATTAGATTCATCCATTGTGTCTATTAAAGCTTTTCTAAGTTCAGATAACGCTTTATTAGACATTACTTCATTGTATGCCTTACTGTTATCATATATCTACCTTTTAGGCTGATAATACTCGTCATTATCCCATTTGTAGTTCTTATTAACAAATGGAGACTCTGAAGATAATTCAGATAAATTAGAAGAAGGAATAACCTGTATATACTTACTGTCTTTAGGAGCAATCTTTGTATACCATGATTTAGGAGCAGTTCCAGTAGATGTGTTATAAGTATTCGTTAAATAGAATACCTCTGAACTACCAGGAACTTCTTGGTCTTTTGCCAGTGCTGCTGCTTCATCTCTCTTATAAGCTTCAGTAGCTACTACTCTAGCTATCTTACTAAACTCAGTCTTTGATCTCTTTTTTTTAGATGACTTTCTTATATTATTCATCTTAATCTCTAACTAATCTAGCAATCTCTTAGTAGAATTAGGCATTAGTTTAGGATTTACTTCACCAGTGCGGTTATCTCTAAACATATTTAAGATAGCTCTCTTCTATCTATTATATTCAGCATATGCTTCGCCATAATCAGCTCTATCTAAGTTAGCTAATTGTTCGTAAAACTCTTCAGTATATACTACTCTAGTATTACGATCCATCCATTTTTTAAATTCATGCTTACTTAGACTGTTTCTTTTTTCTTCAATTAATTCCTAGAATTTCTATTGATTATAGTTCTTATTAAGATTCTTTGATAATTTATTATTTAGTTCAGTAAGTTCATCAGCTATTCTTCTTTCTACAGAACCTTCTGGCTTTTCGTTACCATATATATCGTAAATACTAGCTAACTCCTTTTTATCTAATTCGTACTGTTGTAAAGTATTCCATTCCTCATCTGTCATTGATTCATAATGAATTACTCCATTATTATCTCTATACTTATTAGATAAGGTTCTTATCTTAGACATTATCATCTCTCTTGCTGAAGCAGCTTCAGGGCTAAGAGAATTCATTAAATCGTAGAATTCATTAGTATATTTACGTTCACAGTGCTCTGATAACCATTTATTAAGTCTTTTATTATACTCTGTTCTAGTAGCTATATTTTCAGGTAATTGAAGAGTCTGATGGTCTACACCAAATTCTTTCTATAACTATTCTTTAAACTATTTTAAATCTTTATAAAATCTACCATAGTTCAAATCTCTAATTATATAACCGGTAGTATTACCATTCTCATCTACTTCAAATAATAACTTCTAATTTCTATTTCCCGCTACCTTTAATAGTTTGTTTAGTTCATTAGCTTTTTGAAACACTACTTCATTTATACTATTTTCAGTATTCTATAGTATATTAAACAAACTCTTAATAGCTTCATCATTGATTCTATCTCCAGAACCTAACACTCTAGTAATATAGCTAATATCAAAATCTGTTTTTCTAGTATTTTCAGATATATAGTTATATATAGTAGGACTATTTACCTTTATACCTTCCTTTAACATGATTCTCTAAGCATTAACTACTTGCATACGCTTAACAGCATCATAGCTCTAATCTAAAATACTCTTACATAATTGTAGTTCTGTCATTAATTTATTATAATTTGCTTCTCCTACAATCTATTTATAAGTATTCATATTTACTAAAGAATTATATATATCTTTAGCCTACTCACAGTAAAAAGCAAAATAGTTCTTATTTAATGCTACGAGTTCTTCGTCTGTTAGAGCATCAGCCTAACCTTTATAAGCTTCTACTACTCTGTTACCTACATCTCTAACATCTAATTTTAAGTCTGTAATAAAAGAAGCTATAACATCAAAATCGCTTATAGCAGCATTCTATAGATTAGCAATTTGATACTTAATGTTCTCTATTACTTCCGTTCTTTTAGATATATCAGTAATATCTATACTACGTAATCTAGATTGTAAACCAGATAGTAAGTTCTATCTTATATCAGATAATCTCTTATCTAACTCTTCTTTAGTATCAAAGTTATACTTCTCTGCTTCATGTATGTTTGTTTCAAGCTGTTTAACTTTATTGTTTAATGACTTTTCAAATCTAACGTTAGCAGATTCATTATTATCTTCTAAATTGAAAGATAATAATTTCATTAATATATCTCTAGTACTTTCTGTATTTTTTACATGCTATTTTCCGGTAAGTAAATCAATGATTGCAGACCATACTTCCCTTATCTTACTTATCACTTCTTCAAATAATCCTTTCTATCTAGCATCATCTATTATATTATTTACAAATTCTTCATTAGTAAGAAATTCGGCTATAAATTCATGTTCATCTTTTAAACCATATAATGCACCAGTCCACTTACCTTTTTCAGCATGTATTTCCTAGTATAGTTTTCTATTGAATTCTAATAAGTCTTTTACTTTATTGTATACTTTAATTTCTAAGTCAGTGCCCTCACCATTTTTGACATTTTCAAAAGATCTTGAAGTAAATGCATGAACCATTTCATGTACAATACTTTTTGCATTGTACTCCATATCTGTTTCTTCAAATATCTCTTTACTAATCCATATAGTGTGAGTATTGCTACTATACCACATGTAATCCCCATTAGCTAATCGATCTCCTTCCTCTGTTATACCAATATATACATCAGTATCAGAGAATAAATCAAGTATCTAGTATGCTATAGAATCTTTTGGTATATACTGTTTTAAGCGTTCAACTACTTGTCCTGATGTAGTACTCATATGAGGAGAACCATCTGACCAAGTACCGGTAATATCACCTATATTTGAAAAGAAATAAGAAGGCCACCCCTAAGCCGGTATAAACGTTTTAGCTATCTATCTAATAGCTTGATTACGATCTCCGTCAAAACGTCTTAAAAGGTCTGAAAATAGCTCAGACTAAGACCCATCTGGGCCCTAGTCTATAGCATAACCATTATTTTCAGATATGATATAATAAGCAGCATCTTCACTGCCTAACACTCTAGCAACTTCATCAACAGCTGCTTTTACTTCTTTGTTATTTAAATTTAAACACTGCATAATTATTCACATTCTTTTTTACGTTTCTTACCCATTTCAGCAAGATAAGTCATATCTACCACATCTTCAGTAACATCCATGTTGAAAGCTTCATTTGCAATAGAAGAAGTATCTACGTTAGCAAAGGGATCTTCTGTTTCTTGTGAGAATTGTTCTTGCATATCAGAGAATATATTTAACTATTCATTTATGACATCCATAGCTTCAGATCCATCAAATGGATTATCTAGACTAACATTGACAAAATCTGATACATCTGTTTCATCATATACTACATTATCTTCAGATAACGGATCTATATTAAAGGTAGTATCTACTACTTGCGCATCAGATACATCACCTTCTATTTGCTTCTATGTTCCGTTTATTTTTACCTAAATATTATCTGAACTAAGAGGTATAAACTGTTTAGTAAATCTACTTTCATCCTTTAATTTAGGTAATTTAACTCTAGACATTGCAGTTTCTGCTATAACACTATCATCAGTTAATACATTTTCATCAAACGCATTCTAATCAAAAGCTGATATATCCAAACCACCTTTTGCAAATTCATTAACTCTAAATCCATTTTCTTTAATACCTAATTTAGGTATTCTCTTATAGATTAGTTTAGCTCCTCTTTTACTCTTCTTACCTTCATCATTTACATAAGCTATTTCGCCAATTAATTGATATAATTGAATTGAAGTATTATATCCAGAACCATTATTTACAGTTATGAATTCCGCTCTTCTAGTTCTATAGTGAGGAACAGCAAAACTGTCATACATAGTAATAGCTTTACCTCCAATGTTACTTCTAGATTTAGACAATACAATATCATAATCACTACTCTTAGAACGGTCTTCCTATTGTTGTTGGAAAGGATCGTTGCTATTAGGCTTAAGATTGATATTATATTTAGGAACTATATTAGGATCATCCCACATATTTCTAGCTATTGTTAATCTAATAGAAGGAAAACTCATAGATTGAGGATCATCCCCAGTTTGAGCTATAGAACTATATCCAGATATATCTCCTCCATTTTTAAATTGGTCTAATACTTCTTTAATATTAGATACATAACCATTATCAATCTTATATTGAATAGGAACTAAATGGAAGAACGCATTTACTCCTCTTTCATCATAAGAAGTATAATATGCATATTTAACCAAATCTTCTGCAAATTCTCTAACTATATCATCGGTATCTTCAAGTAATTGAGCGAAAGCAGATATTAACTGATTCTCTCTATCATAGTCATTGTTCATTGATGATTCAGATAGAATAATTCTGTCTACATTCTACCCTTCTAAGCCATCTGCTGGATATTCCTATAAATAATTTAATAATTCATTCTTTATAGTTCCATCTTGATTAATAAGATGTGGAAAAGCCTCTTTATTAAGTAACAGATATCTCTTAAGTTTAGTTAATCTAGAACACATAGTATTCTTACCTATAAACATACCTCTAAATTGATCATCAGTCATTTTAAGGAAATCAATGTTAGAAGTAGCTCTAGCTCTAATTATACTATCGATCATTCTATTTATATTCTGAACAAACTTCTTATCACCCTAGTGTTTATAGGATATTAAATCATTGCCGTCTGTACCTTTGATGATATCTCCTCCTACAATATTACCCATTACTGAATTAAATATATTCTAGTAAGTCCAAGTTGCAGGGAACGTTTGACTCTTAAGAATCTTTCTGGCTATAGTAGTAGCATTATATAACTTCTTACTTAAGAATGTATTACTAAAGTAGTATTTCAAAGCATCGTCTACTTCCTTACCTTTTATTTCAAATACTCCGGAATTATCATATATAAATGTCTAGTATGAATTCACAAAGTTTAACTATAGTGCAAGATTATTACCAAATTTCTTAGTATCAATCTGAGATCTATGTACTAATTCACTAAGTGTTTTAGCATCCATACTTAGTTCTTTATAAGCGTGCAATACAATAATCTATTGATATAAGAATAGTAAATTATCCTGCTTTCTATTCTTTAAAGCGTATATAAGACTAGATTCATCAAATACCTGTGTCTTATCTATTACTTCACTCTTTATTCCAGGGTATGCAGAGTACCCAATTTCTTCAGCTAAACCATTATATTTAGCTTTCCAATTTTGTTTACTTTCGCCTTCTGGCAGAGCATCTATGGCTTCTTTAAGTAACTTACCATACACATTGTATAATCCAGTAATTATCTAGTTTTCCTATAGATTCTCAGCTCCATATACTCCTTTACTATTGATAACTCTATTGGATAACTCTTTTAATATAGGTTGAGCTAAGAAATAGAAAGTATTCTTACCTTTACCACCTCTAAGTAATAGGTTAGTCATATTATAAGTAACCTGATTAACATTTAAAGCAATAATGTAAGGGTCTTTAGCAACGTCTACATGAGCATTAATCATAGCAGATAACCAGTCAAGAATTCTAAATCCATCTTGACCCTTAATAGCATCTAAATCTCCTAATTGATATACATTACTATGACTGTATATCATATTAAGATGCATTAACTGTGTTAATACATGATTAGTAGAGTTAAGAGCAAATGGAGCAATACCAGCTTTACCACTAGTATATTCTTCTTTTCTAGATTCCTAGAACGAAGGCAATAATTCATAGAAAGGATCTGCTTCTTGTTTACTAGAACTTGATATTAACGGTAATACATCGTCTTGTAGCATACCAGTAAGAGTATCAATAGACGCTCTAGTCTCAGCCATATTCTTAGTATCTGATACTACTAATTGATAATTCTGTATTATCATATTCTGTAACGCTTCAGGACTTTGCTCGCTTACTTTATCATTAGTATATTGAACTATATTTCCATCTGTATCATAATTCAACATAGCAATATACAGTTTATCAACGTCGAAGTCAGAACCAGTCATAGCTGTAAATTCATCCGGAACTACTATAGTATCACTGAATCTATCAGGAAGTACATCTACTACTTTAAATGAGAAAGTAGAAGACAAACCCTGAGTAGGGATACGATAGCCAATACCTTGTGGAGTAGAATTAGTGCCGATTACATTGTGGTCAGTCAACCATTTCTTCATAGTTCCATAAGAAGTCTAATATTCTTTTGGTACTATATGTCTAAAGAAGTTAGTACTTAGAATAACATCCATACTTCCATCTTTATTCAGGAATCTAAGTTTATTACCACCATTAAATGCGCCATTTAACTATGATTCTTTTATTCTAGCATCAGTTGCTTTTAAACCAAATGAAGACATCTGAATAGCAGAACCGCCAGGAGTATTAATATCTACTACTTCTTTGTTTATAAATGATATAATTCTACTTTCAATCCACTGTCTACTACTCTGGGCTGCTAATGGAACAAGTATATTTCCGTCCTAATCAAGAGTAAGCCCTTTAACAAACTCATCAGACATACCAGAGCTAACAGCCTAACTAACTAAATAGTCTGATAAAGCCTTATTATTCAGTTTGCCTTTATGGAAGAATCTCTTAATTATTCTCTTATAACCTATATCAGATAACTAATTGATAGCATCCATTGTTTGAGTCTTAATCTGTTGACCAGTCTTAGTAGTGGCTTTATTAGTACCGTACACTCGATCGTCTATAAGATTACCCAAACATATTTTAACAGCCTAAGTACCAAATGAACGATCAATATGCTCATGTGGATCTGTATTCAACTGTAAACGTAAATTACGAATATCTTGAACAAATACAGGTAAATCTCCTTCTTTCTTAGTAAGATTGAAGGATTTTTTATTCAAACCTTCAACATTAAAGTGTTCATTTTTAGGACCTTCATAAGCTTCAAATTTAGTTCTACCACCAACTTTAACAGCAGATTCAAAAGTAACCATATCGATTACTCCCAATTCTTCATTATTCATACGATCATATAAAACCTTATTATCAGCCTTAGCTATTACTTTGAATAATGGGAACATAGCCATCTTATCGAATACAGGAACATTCAGATTTATATCGTTCTCTCTATGGTCTCCAAAATATACCATCTTTAAAGGTTTAACTACAAGAGCTAAAGTCTTCTGATATAATTCCGGATTATTCATCCATGACTCATCTTCTCCTTCCATTATTTGATAAGCTTCTTCGATAGCGTCACTCCATTGTCCTAACGCTTTCATAATACGTCTATACATAGCAGGACGAATATATACAGCAGCATCAGATTGATTAATATTACCACCTTTGATATCTCCTTTATCGTCTCTTCTGAAGTCATACGGTCTAGCACTAGCATTAGTATAGCTATCTACAAACTCTTTCTAATTTTTAGTAAGAGAATTATAGAAGGCATCTTCTTTCTGTTTAGTAGATAAAGCCTCTATAATTTCATTGTCGCTTAAATTAGGATGAGCTTCGCTGTATAAATCACGTAGAATAGAGTTTCTGAATATACTTTTTAATTCGTCATAATAATCAGAACCAAGCATATTATCAGCAAGATGCATTACTGTTACTTTAGTATCATTCTCAGCCGGATTATCCCAGATAGTTCTAAGATTAGTACCAGTAGATAATACAGAAGACAAACGTTTAATCTTATCAACATCTTTACCAGTTATAACATCAATAGAATCTCCTTGTTCGGTCTTAAATTTAGACTTCTTCCACTTATAATAAGCAGGATCTCCTGTAAAACACTTCTCTACTTCCATGATAGAAATAGCCTAATTAGCTACATGAGAACCAATTACAGAGAATAATATATCTTGATTCTTAAGACCAGATTCTTCAGATGTATACATTGAACTATCTAGTTCTGATTTATAGTAATCGAATATATTACTAGGTATTAACTTATTAACGTATTCGCCATTTGAATATCCAAGTATACCTCTCTTTACAAGAGCTCGCATTTCTCTTTGAGTAGCATGCAGTAACAAATGATTTATTGCAGAGAATATAGGAGCAGAAGGTTCTATAACTTCCTTAGAATTAGGTTTAGATGTACCTAACAACAATACTTTTAAATCTGTTAAATACTTCTGAACCTCTTCTGTAGTACCATATTGTTCTAATCTTGCTAATTCTTGATTGACATTTAAAACATCTTCACCAAGTCTCAGTCTAGTAAAGTATCTGAATCTACCTCCATTTCCAGTATGATCCATCTTACCATTTTTAATCTTACCGTGGTAATTGTCTACTCTTAAAGTAGGATGTTGCGCGATATAGTCTTTTTTCTAGAAATAATCCCATACAGCATTAAACTCATCTAACCAGTAATTAGCGAATATATTAAGAGTACCTTGACTAAATCTTCTTTCTCCTACATAAGTAGAATTTTCAGCTGTTAAATCTTCTCCAATAATAGCTGCATAATTAGCGTCTCCTATATCGATATATTTACTAGTAAGAATATCTTTTACCATTTTGATACCTGATATGCTATACCAAGTCTTTTTGTCAGACATAGTAGGTAATATCATTCTATCGTTAAAAGTAAGAGTAAGCTTAGCAATATAATCCTCAACAGGAGTAATGCCGAAATAATCTCTACTAGATTCATCTATATTCAGTGCTAAGAAAGTATGCAATTTAAATTTGGTATTCTTAGCATTAGCTATCAGACTGTGTGCAGAGAATGGAGTACTTAATATCTATTGTTTCTTACCATTAGCATCTTGATTAATATTACGTATTTGATCTGTCATGTAGTTATTCTCACTAATAGGATAAATCAGTGCACCATCTGCTCCAACAACACTAAATTCTTGAGGAGAAGGATGTACTTTACCATAAGATATTGCCATCACAGCTATCTAGCTATTAGAATTTCTACCAAATGTAAACATTCTATCTAAAGTTCTAGAGTATCCACCGCCTGATGTAGATTTTACACCTATATCTTTAGTTTCAGCTAATTTAATCAAAGTAGCTAAAGTACCTTCATTAAATCTCTCTGTTTTACCAGCTCCAGTGCCTTTCCAGAAATTATATAATTTATCAAATTCAGTAGTTCCAATATAGAAGTTATTAAGCATATAATCTAATGCTAAGTTATCCATAGGAATAGATAAAGCATTAAATACATCCAATAAAGTGTCCTTTATTTCCTATATCTTAGTATCATCTACTGGTTTACCTTTCTTTATTCTATCACTTACTATTTTAAAAGTAGAACTTAATTTACCTCTTCTGTCTTTTAAGAATTTAGCAAACTCTGGTTTAATGAAGGGTCTACCACTATCTGTTCTGTCTATAGCATCAGATGCGAAGAACATACCTGACCATCTAGCAGGAAGTCTACCTACTTTACGTAAATTATCACTATCTTCTACAACCCAATTAAATTTACTTAAGCTAGATTGTATTTCACTAGCTATTTCATCTTCAGACTTACCTCTTGTATTTACTTTAGGATGTTTAGTAGTAATAGTGTCTAACTGTACTTTAGAACTCTTTATAGTTATCTCTAACTAAGTTTTAGTATTGTCAGATATAGGTGCTTCTTCCGAAGTAAGAATATCATATAAAGATTTAAAGAAAGGAATAGTATTACCTAAATTAGCACTTCTATCTATTATATCCTGATACTTATCTATATCCCATAAGTTCTCCATAATCTGATTCCATACAAAATTGAAATCTTCAGTTACAGGAAGTTGGAACATATCATCATGTACAGGAAATAATTCTTTAGTAATAACGCCGGTTTCTTCATCTTCAACAAATTGGTATTCATACTTAGGTATAGAGTAGAAGAACAGTTTAGCTCTAAAGCTAACGTTATCTTTCTTACTTACTTCACCTTGATTCTTATCCCAATTGTTTTCAGATTGTTCACCAGTCTCTACTTTTAATCTAGACTCTTCCTCATTATCTACTTTTTCTACTTCTCTAATTCCTAATTGTTCTATCTTCTTACGAACATATCTAGTAAATATATCTTTGTTATTTACTATATCCTGAGCAATATCTACATATTCGTCAGATATCCAACCAAAGTCTATATTCTACTGTAATCTGTCAAATAACAAAGAAGTATTAAGATTATGAACATCCTCTATGGTTCTAATATTAAATATAGATAACGCTCCACTAGTAAGAGAATTAACAGCATGATAGAATACATCTGGATCAGTTATATGAGGTAATTTAGCTTCTTCTTCCTTTGATAAACCAGGTATATAATAAGATAAACCTTCTGGTTTACGGCTATAGAAATCTTCTAATGCTTGCTTAGAGGCTTTATAATCCTTAAACTAACCGTCATTTATACTCTTGAAAAAAGCTCTGATTATATTTCTGTGAGAATTCCAGAAGTACAAGGTATTATATATCTTCTTAAAGATTCTAATGACATTATATAATAAACCTTTACCGTTTTGATCCTTAGCGTAATTACGGAATTCTTCAGCAAGCGCTTCCTCTGCTTCATCTTGAGTAAGATTTCTAGCACTTCTTTTAGATTTAGAATATTCTTGATATAACTTAGTTCTCTATTGTTCACTCAATAGCATTTGAGTTACATAGTGGAATGCTTCGTGATATTCTACACCTGCACCAGATTGTCTAGATAAAGATATACGAGGTATTAATTCGTTAGAAAGTGCATCCATTACTACACTGAACAAACCGTACGCCTCTTCATTAGCTCCAAACTTAATCATTTGGTCTGTTACTAATATCTGATCGCTATCTATACCTAACTTATCAAATAACCATTTCTTAGCAGAATCTTCATTAAACTTACCTCTACCTTTAATAGTTGATTTAAGACCACCTAAGAACTTAATTGGAGTAAGAGTAACTTCTCTTTTACCAGTCTTAGGATTGAGAACAATACCCCATTTAAGGTATTGACTTTCTTTCATTCCATTATCTGGTATACTTAATCCATATTTCTCAAGATTCTCAGGAGTAGCTCTTTCTGCAATTACAACTTTCTTACCACTAGCTGTCTTAGCTTGAGAAGGTTTGCTTACATCTTCTATTACTTTATCTTGAGTATTAACAGTAGGTTTAGGTTTGTCTTGTTGTTTCTATAATTCTTCTCTATTTATTGTAGCATCATCTGCATATATAAATGGAGCATAAAATGCATGTTCACCTAAATCTGTCTTTAATATTCCATTATTAATAGCCCATGTAATTACTAGAGGAGAATCAGACACCTTTACAGCCTTACCGTCTTTAAAAGTATAACCTATTTCTTTTAAAGAAAATGTTAAGTCTTTAGAGAATATAGGTATTCTACTGTTTTCGTCTTTTACTAGATTAGGAGAACTATTAGCTATAGACACTAGTAAGTCTATAAATTCTTGAGGGAATTCAGACATTAATACATCCTTATCAGTATTCCAGTGTATATTCTATGAAATCTAGAATACTATTCTTCTCTTTTCAAAATCTGTTAAAGTAGCTAAGTTAGTAAATTGTGTACTGAATCTCTTTTCGGTTCTAGGACCTTCTTGAGTATATACAGTAGCATCTTCACTATAGTATCCATTAACAAAGAATCTATTACCTTTATCATCAGTATATATACCTAATTGCTTTCTTACTAAGAAATTATACTTAACTCTTTCTACTCCTTCTAAACCATTAGTAAATGTATTAGAGCCACTATTAGCTAATAATGACAATAAGAAAGAATCAATTACCTTAGCATTAGAACCTCTTACTGATGTCTGACCAGTAATAATATTAAATATTAACTCAGCAGTAGAAGGAGTAATGGGCTTTCCTTGCTCATCTACATTTTGAGTGCCATCCGCATTGAAGGCTAATTTAACCTGCTCTGGATTGTTTACTCCAGATATTCTATGCAATTCCTCAGATAACATAATAGGCAATGTAGCAGTACCAGAAGGAGTATTCTCAGGTTTAGGTATAAAGTATATTTTACCAGCATAACCTATACCTTGTGTTTCAGTCTTATCTCTAGTAAACATATCATCTATAGAGAAAGGATCAACACCAAATGGGCCCGTACCATATCCAAACTGGATATCTCCACTAGTTATTTGTTCAGACATAGCAATAGCATCTTCTGTTATACCAAAATCACTTACTTCAGTTAGCTTTCTAAACTTTGGTAATCCTGCCTCATCTACTTGATTATCAAGCTGACCGTTACTTATTCTTATTCCTACAGGTTTAACATGCTTCCTAGCAGTTAATGGTAATGTTTTAGTAGTAGAATATTCTGGAGCGTAAGCCTTAATTATCTTAGCTCTCAATTCTCTTAACTTCTATATCTACTCATCTATTTCATCCTAAGTCATTTCCGTATCTCTCATACGGTCATACAGACTCTAATTGATTGCTCTAACAGATGCATTATACAGTTTACCATCCTTCTCTATCATCACGTGAATAGCTAAATTATCTATAGCACTATCAAATGACATGTCATGTTTAAAGGATGTAACTACAAAGTATATATCATCAGCAGTTGATAACCATCCCGGAATAGCTAAATTATCAGCTAATTCTCTACCTGGTCTTCTATCAACTTTACCACCATCTTTACCTACAAACTTTACAGATTTACCAGCTACAGTAATAGGCATAACTTCATCTGTATTAGGCTGGAAGAAGAAAGTATTAGCTATATGTAATCTTCTGAATTTCTTTCTAGCAGCTACCCAACCATTAGTAGACCTATTATAATATGAAGAAGGGCCCTACAATCTGGAATCAAAATCGTATGATTCTTCAAATGCAGATTGTTCTAATATATCTTGGTCATTTACAGGTATTCCGTTTTCAGGATTACCATCAGGCATGTACACTAGCTAATCATTCTAAGCATCATAAAAAATTTCATCAGATTTTGGAGTGTCTTCTACTTCTGTAATATTTACCGGATTCTCTACTTGAGGAGCAATATCTGAAGCTGCAGGAGTATCTTCTACTTCTGTTACTGTAGGCTATTCTGCAGATCCTTCTTCCTCGTCCTGTAGTGATTCCTCAGCAGGAGCAAATTGAGCATCGTCTACTTCCTCCTGTTGTCCCTAAGACTCTTCAGCAGTAGAATCATCTGTTTGCTATTCTTCTGCCTCTTCAGCAATATCTGTAGGTTCTACTGATGTAACTTCTTCAGCTGGATTCTGCATCTATACTTCATCTTCTATATCTTGATTAGTATTAGTAACACCATCCATTTCCACATCAGCTTCCACCTCATCTACACTTACTCTATCTTGTAAAGGAGAGCCTTCTATAGCTTCCTCTAACATATTTAGTTGATCTTCTAGACTACTTATTTCCTATTCAGCTATCTATACATCTGGTATAGTAACCTCTTCTACTTCATCCATAGGAGCAACCTCTGGAGCTTTTGTTTCAGTATTGGGAGTTCCTTGTTCTATATCTGCTAAATTACCAGTATCTTCAGCTATCTCCTCTCTACTTACTTGCTCTTGATCTTTTTTACGCTGTAAATCTTTCTGAATAACAGACATAGCTCTTTTACGCTGTACTAAATCCTAGTCAGCAAGTTTATCATCTTTATTCCATTCTTCATTTACAGAGTTATCATAATCCTATATAATCTAATCAGAAGTTCTAGTCTTACCGTTTATCTTGTCTGCCTACATCTCATTAGTAAGTATTTGCTTCTGCTGTTCTTCGGTAAGATTATTATAAGTAGGTTTATACAATCTAGTATCACCTACATATTTTCCAGTAGTATATGCTAAAGCATGAGCGAATAAATCAGCTCTTGCCCCATCATTAACATACTTACTTATGGTAGCTACAGATAATTGATCTGCAAAAGGAACAGATAATCCAAGATCCATTACCTGTTCTCCTACTTCTTCTCCTAAGAATCGCTGTATAACTGGTTTACGTTCTTCTATTTGAGATTCTACATACTTTATAATACCAGATATACCATCTACATTTACATCTAAATTCTTATCCTCTTTTAGTCTTTGTAAATCCTGCTTTCTTGAATTAAGTTCATCTCTAAGAGTAAGTAAGTCGTTGTAATCTTGAACAGCAACCATTCTGCCCATGAATTCATTAGCATACTCTTCTTCAGACAGTACACTTCTTTCACCTAATAATTGGTCTACGTATTCAGATAATTCCTTTTTACTTCTAGAAGTAATATCAGATGCAGGTAAATCATTAACTATCTGTCTTCTTCTATCACTACGTTTTTTATCATAGCGAGCTAAATAATCAGAATAATGCTGCTTTATTTCTTCTTTTAAGTCAGCATCTTCTCTTATTTTCTGAATAACACTTTCTATTTCTCTAGTAGAAGCTTCAGATGCTTCACTAGCATCTTTTAATCTATCTTGAATATATACAGCATTTTTTACTACAGATATAAAGTCATCATTATTTATTCCTAGTTCATCAGTTATACTACGTAAAGACTTATTATTAGATAATCTTTCTATGTTGTTTACTAATCTTATGTCTTCATCAATCATTTCATTAGTAACACCTTCAGGTTTAAATTTATCCTTAAGAGTTTCTAAGTTATTGATTATTCTAGAATAACCTTTTCTCCCATCAGAACTAGCAGCATTCATAAACTGCTCTACTTTATTTTGTCTTTCGGCATTACCATATCCGTCAGCAATATAACCTCTCAGATTACTATCTGTAAGATATTGAGCAGTAGCACTATATACGTCAGGTGAACTAAATACTCCAGACATAAATAATCCAGTAAATCCACCTATATCTATAGATTTACGTAAATCAGCATCACCATTTAGATTCTCATCTGGGTGAATACCATAGTATGCCATATGAGCTTCTCCTGCTAATTTTAATGCATTAGCAGCTCCCTACAATAGACTATAATCTCCAGCATTATCATACTTACCAGTTCTATAGTAATTACTTACTACTCCCTGTTGGCCTTCTTCTGTCTTTTCCATGAAGTAAGAAACGCCTAATTTCTTACCAATGTTAATGAGATTACTTATGGCATTGTATGCTCTAGTTTTACCTCCAGGAGTTTTCCACGCTTTATCTACAGCTCTAGCAATAGTACGATCTATAATACCATCAGCTGCTACATATAAATCATCTTTACGTAATCTGTCAGTTACAGCAGTCTCTAATCTAGATGTTATACCACGATTGCCTATAGCTCTTTTAGCAGCTTTCTGTAAACCAAAGTAGTTCTTCATATATGAACCACCAAACATAAACATACCTTGAGCTAAGTCAGATAACATTAAAGCTTGATTAGTCTATCTAACTACATCTAGACCTTTTTGAGAATCATTTACTAGCTAATTAAAATTAGCGTCGGGAGTGATTATATTCTGTGATAAAGCGTTTTCTAATACTTCATAATCTGTCATTTCAGAAGTATCAAATCCTCTGGCTTTTAGCTACTCATCGGCAGATTGTATTACACTGGGAAGATTAATTCTCATCTAATCTGCGCCTTCTAATACTCTCTACTTAAATGAATCAAATACTTCAGCTTGAGTTTCTGAATTACGAGTATAATTAGTAATCGCAGCTTGTGTGGCTAATTCTGCTGCGCCTATTAACAAAGGAGCGGTACCACCAGAACCTGCTGCCATAGCAGCTTTAGATGCCCATTTAGCGGCCATACTAGTACCAAATTGTCCTAACATGGCTCCAAATTCAGAATAACTAGTACCTAACTCTGGTAATGCATAAACCCAAGATTCTGGATTAAATGCAGATATTTGATTATTCTCTTGTTTTTCTCTAAACTCAGCAGATATTTTACTTGGGTCATACAGCCAATTACCATGCTTTAAAGTATGTATCATACTTTGTATCTACTGATTTTTATCAGCTAAACGAGAACTTACAACCCTTTCAGCATTATTAAGCTGTTCAATCTGCTTTGCTAAATTGCTGCCTTGGTTTTTACTACTCCACATATATTCTATTTGATCTGGAGATAGTTGATGAGTTCTCCCAAAAATTGCATCGTTTATACCATCATTAGCTAGTAAATGCTTAAAGTTATTACCAGGATTAAGATCACCAATATAATCTTCTGCTAGCCAGTCGAAACTATAGTATTTCCATAAGTCTGTTACAGAACCAAATTTATCAGTACTGAATAATTTACCAGGTCTAGTCTCATAGAATATATCCTGTAAATACGGATTAGTTCTAGCTAGCTCTTTTAAACCAGGTTGATGATATATGATGTTACCGTTCTAATCTAATTGGTTTACACCATTTTCTATATTCTTAATATTATCTTCTAGTTCAATTATTCTATTCTGAGCTGATTGAATTTGCGTAGGTGTCCAATCTGTTGCAGAATCAATCTATCTTTGTAAATCAATTAATTCTTGTTTACTTGTAAGATAATCTTTAGCTAGATTAATAGAATTTAAATAGTTAGCTTCACCCTCTCTAACTTCATTCTATAATCTACTTAATTTAGATTGATCCTTCTTTTCCATAAAACTACGATATACATCTAAAGCTTTTATGTCTCCAGACTTCTCAGCTTCATCGTACATATAGTCTAGGACAGTGATATTCTTATCCTTATCATCTGCGTCTTCACTAGACTGAAGTAATTCAGGCATACTTCTAGATGTCCACCAATTAGATATTCTACTTTTACTATCTTTTGTAGAATCTTCATTAGTAGTTTTATTATCGTAGTTTATATCGTTCTCTCTATCTTCTAATCTTCTTTGGTAATAATCTGATCTAGAATCGTATGAATACCCATAATCACCTTGTAAGGTATAATTAGGGTATTCACTAGCGATATTATTATCTGTATTTTTACCTAGAGTATAGTTCTATTGTCTACTCATAATATTATATTAAAATAGTCTGTTACTTTCAGATTGAGCTTGCATTACATCTCTAATGTCTTGTCCTATGTTTCTACTCTTAGCATGTAACGCATCATTCTCAACTGCTTCTAAACCGCGTCTGGGTACAACCGTACTTACTGGAATTCTTAAATAAGTACCTTGTTTAAGAGCGGTATTAATCGAAGTTCTAGTTTCACCATAATCATTTGTAGATTCAGTTACTCTTACCTGATCTTCGTCGAGATTTACCCAATCTCCTTGTACTTCTGCTAGATCTCTAGCTGTATATTTACCTTTATCTATTTCTGATTTAGGAATAAAAATGTATTTATTATGGAATATGTTTGAACCATCTGTAGTAATATTCGGAGTTCCAGCTACTAAGAAATTCTTAAACTGCCCCTTTTCAAAATCATCTTGTAACTTACTACTACTACCAATCTTTCTATCCATTAAATTCTCAGCAAGACGTTTTCTAAGTAAGAACTCAGAAGAAGAATTACCTACTCTCCAACCTTGAGAAGTCATCTTGCCCGTCTGAGTTCCTTGAGCAGTTAATACTTCGTTTGCCTCAGCACCTATACCACTACTTAAAGTTCCAATAACATCGTTAATTGCACTATTTAAACTGTTATTAGTTTTAGCACTAAGAGTAAACATATCATTGAGTTTCTTTCTAGCATCTTGAACTGTAGGTGCATCTTTTAAAGCTGAAGCAAAAGTATCTCTTGCCGTTATCTCTAATTGGTCAGTTAGATTAAGTAAACGATTCTGTTGACTTCCTGCGCCTGCTCTTCTAGCTAATGCTACAGCCATTGGATCACGTTCTGCTTGGTCATAAGCAAATTCTCTACCTGCTGTAATAAGTGTTCTATTAAGTTGCTCTTCAGCATCCTGTCTACTAAGACCTTGTCTTTGTAATACTTCTAAATGCTTTTGATATTCTGGAGTATTCTATATACTAGATAAGTTTCTTTGTATTTCATAATCTGTTCTATCAGTAGAAACTCCTTGATGAATCCATCCATCTTTAACTCCCATGAAACTAGCTTTCAGATTATCTACATATGGTCTCACTAAGTCTACTTCAGATTTATAAGCTAAAGGAGCTACGTCATTAAATATTCCACTATCTACTGTGTTATAGTTAGTGAAATCCACATCATGCCAAAGAGGATTATACATCCCCTTTATCATTAATTCCTAATTAGCCTTTTGTCTTGCTAGCATTCCTTCTCTACTTTGCTTTAAATTACTAAGAGTAGCATAATCAAGATTAGCAATACGAGAATTTAATCTAGCTCTAAAGTTAGCATCTTTCATAGCATCTGGATTAGTAGCAGCTTCATCTATTAAATCTCTTATCTTTCCTAAAGAGTTCTCATAGTATCTCTAAGTATCTACAGCAGAAGGAGATTGAAATTCTCCAAACTTACTAACAGTATTAGTAAATTCATTAGCAGCTTGTTCAACAGCTTGTCTTTGTGCCTAACCTATTCTATACAATTCACCAAAATTAATTGGTACATATGTATTCATTATAGGAGCTTCTGCAGCTCTATCGTATCTATTAGCTTGCATCATTTACCTCCTTTTCTTTTTACTGTACTACGATTAGAATTCATCATAGCTCTGAGATCATCTTCAGTAAACCCAGCTTGCAAGAATCTTTGATACAAAGGCCACATTTCCACATCTCTAGCTTTCTGATTACGCATTAACTCTCTATTCTGAGCCCATTGGCTTAACTGACTTAAACCAGTCCTACGTATATTTCTAGCAGTAGCTCTATTCTGAGCATTAGCTTCATTAGCCATATTCGTAGCATTAACCCATTGCTGTCCTAAACTATTCATAGTATTAGCATAATCACCTAAGTACTGATTGTTAACATTACTTTCTTGAGATCTTAAACTAGCTATAGCTCTGTCAGTATTAACAGCTGACTGTAATCTATAAGCTAAATTAGCTCCAGTACTAGTATTAATCTGACTAGCATTATAATTACTAGTAGCTCTATTACGGTTTAAATCTTCAATAGCAGGACTAATATCATATCTACGTCTACGCATCGTATTACTAATACTAGTAGCATAAGGATTATATACTGCATCAACTGTTTCAGGTCTACCAGTAAATAGATTAGACATAACAGGAGTTAAAGAAGCTATCCCTGACAAAGCAGAACCCCAATCAAATTTATTATTTTCAGGCTCAGGTTTGTTATAAGCATTACTTTTAGGTAAAGTGGTAACCTTATCTGCTTGAGAAGTAAGAGCATCTCCTAAACCTGCCATTTCATCATTAGTAGCAGTTAATAGTTCTGGATGTTTTGGTTTTAACGGGTTAACTGTACCATACCAAGTAAACGGTAACTCTGGTTTACCTTCATCAATTAATCCTGTATTCGTAGAAGTAGAAGTTGCTTTACGTCTACGTGTTGGAGTACTAGTACTTACAGTAGCTGTAGTTGATGCAGTTGGCACATGATACCATTGATTATTACCAGTTCCCCACTGCACTCCAGCACCCCATTTACGATTAGGGTTATAGATAGCATCTACTATTCTATCTCCTAAACCAGGTTTAATCTCATCACCTAAAGCAGCTGCTTGTATCTACTTAGTTTTAGGTTTAATGCCTTTACTTTGTTTAACAGATTCCTGCATAGCAAATAACTAATCATGAATCATATTATTATTCATTTCATTTAATTTTGCTGCATTCTCTGCAAATCTGTCATTGTACTTACTTTTCTTTTTTGCCATCATTTTCTCACCAAGTTGTGCAAATGTTTCTTTTCTACCAGGTACTTTAAGCTTATCGCTTAATACTCTACTACCTTCAGGTAAACTAACTAAATTACTGTCAGTAGGTTTATTGTTCTCTGGTACTTTATTTATACTTCCGTCTGGAGTCTATATTAATTCACCGTCATCTACGTAAGCTAAAGAGGAAGACATTCCTCCATTAGCCATAGTATCTGTATTCATCCCTATCATATCATCATACGCTTCACTTTGTAGGTAATTAGTACCTTGTACAGCAGCTCTATTACTATAAGCATTCTTCTTAATTGCTGCTCTCTTTCTACGTAATCTTCTATTACCGAATGCTCCAATTAGACCACTACCAAGACTACCTTCATCATAATCTGTGAACGAAGTCATTTCAGCTTCTTCACCAGATCTGCCTATTAGCCCTATACCAGCTCCTACTGCAGCACCAATTGGACCAGCAACTTGGAAGCCAGTAGCTGCACCACTAGCTATGTCACTTACAGATTGTGCAGCAGCTTGTCCTCCTGTAGTAGCGTTAGATTTCTAAAAAGGAGTAGTTAAAGTATTTAATATATCAGGAGCACTTTCAAGCATGTTATTCCCAATTTCTTTGAATTGAGTTCCAAATGCATATGCTGGTACTTTTGTTTTCTTTTTACTTTTCATATTAAATTAATGAATTTCTGTATGTTGTTGTAATCTATGGTATTTCAAAAGTATGATCTATATCAGAATCTAACTCATAATCGCATATCATATACTTACCTCTTAACCTAGCAGGTAACGATAATGCATCTTCATTCTTATCTGCTCTAGGTATAGGGAATCTAAATGTATCTTCTCTATAATCGGTTATTATATGTTGTTCAGGAGTAATAACATTACCTTCTTCATCAAGTTCTTCTTCAGTGTGTTCTCTAATAGCTTCTTGATGTTTAGTACTGAATTTCATATAATCTATGATATCGTCCTTAATAGACTCTTGATTACCATCTCTAAACTCTCCTTGTAATCTAACATTATCAAATACTTTAGTATAAGGAGCATTCTTATTAATAACTATTTCTAATTTAGCTTTTCTATCTAAAGGAGTTAACCCTATTACTCCAGTATCATGTATAGTATGCAATTCATTGTCTTTTATTGCTACTACTCTATCAGAAATAGGTAACGACCATTTAGGATTAAATGTATAGAAAGATGTAAATCTACCTAACTACTCATTAAATACTAGTGGTTTATTTAGTACATTAAACCACACCTCGTTATACTTCTTATCAAATAAAGACATAGCTTTAGCCCTATCTTCTTTAATGTTTTTATTAAAGTAAGATTGTACCTGCTTTTCTTTAGATAACTAACTTACTTGACCTGTATAAGAACATATTTCGTTCTTATCATAATCGTACCAATAAAGCACATTATCTGAATTAATTATACTCTTGTCATTCTTAATAGACGAACCATTGGTAGTAGTTACGTAGTCGAATCTACTTAATATACCACCAGTACCTAATACTAGTTGATTTACATTATCGTCAGTAATAAGTGATCTTTCATTGACAGAAGCTACTCCTACTCCAGTATCTTGGAAATAGAACAGTCTATCCTTAAATACTTTTAGATTGGTTATATCTCCCCACTGATTATCTACATCTAAATAATCAGCTACTTTGAATTTAGACCACTAGTCTATTACTTCATTATTCGTTTTAGCCTATGATGTTAGTATTCTGTTAGTATATTTAACATCCTTATCAGCGTACATAGAATTAGGTATATATAGTTTACCAGTATTCTATGCGGAATAAACAGAATTATATACAAAATAAGGAAGATCTTGTACGTGTATATCCTACATCTAAGTAGGCTCTAACTGTAACCAAGAGTCTGCAAAATTTGAACTAGTTACTGTTCTATGAATCTGATCTCCGTGGAATAAATTCATATTAATAGAACTTTCAAATGGTATATAAGCTCCTATGTAATTTTTCATTCCATCCCATTCTTTAGCATCAGGTAATTGGAATAGCATAGTATTAGGATAATCTAATAAGCTTAGATAAGTATCTCCTCCAAATACATATTTACTATCATGTGCTGCTATACTTATGTATACAGAATTCTGTCTAGATGAGAATGTATTACCACCATATATAGAATTACCATCACGTTTAACGTTAAATACAGGAATAGCATTAGTAGAATCAAATGGATGGAGCTCTGGGTATTTGTTAGTAGGTACACTATTAAATCCAGAGAATACATTCTATAATTCAGGTACATGAGCTATGATACACGGACCAGCTGGACCTTGTAATGATTGATTATCATTGTGAATAAAGTCAGACATAGAGTAGTTAGTATAAGTTCTATTACCAACATTTATTCTTTTAGCCACTACATCTGGAGCCCCATACATGTTATAGTCTATGTTAGGCGGATATTTAGCATCTTCAATATATGATGTAGATTGAGATTGCCCAAATGTTGGAACGAAATATTTAGCTATTGATGCTCCACGGTATACCTTATTACCTCTACTATCTTGATAAGGGAATCCCACAGCCAGTACGTTAAGACCCCATCTACTACCATAACCTACATATGGCACAGTATCTTGCTGTAATACTCTACCATCTACTTGAGTAACATAGTCTGCTGCAGCGAATATACTACGGCTTACACTGTTACCTATAGTATTACCATTAGTATAGTTGTCTTTAAAATCATCAAATTTACTATCGTTTACTTTTCCACCAACAAATGGAGAATAGTATGAACCGATTCCATCTAAGTACACACTTCCTTCAAATAGTCTAGTTACATCATCCCCTTGTACACATATCTCTGGAGATACGAGGCGTATATAATCATTTGCCCTCATAGTAAGAGAGAAATTACCAACGTCTTCAGCTGTACCTGTTGATATTGCTAGCTGTTCACCAATTAGACTACAGAAGAAAGGAGTAGGTCTCATTTCCAAACTACTATCTAATTCAGATCCCTATCCTACATATTTATCCTGCTCTTGAATTCTATACTCATATACGTAACTACCTACTGTTTGCATAACTACAGTCCTATCACGTTCAGTTCTATCACAACGAACTATCTCATAACTCACTGCACCTACAGGCATCTTCTTTACTTTGAATTCTACGCCCAAAGCATTACCTATAAGAGTATTGTTCTCATATCTAAACGGAGGCATTTGAGAAGCATGAGGCATTCTAATATCCCCTATCCAGAGTACAGGAGAAGCTACAGATTTATCATTGTAGAATATTATACCAAACCTATATACCTCGTCTCTTTGATAACCTCTATAATTAGCAGCTATATAAGGATCAGCATAATTAGGTATATATGGATTATTCTTCTGCTCTTCAGTAGGCTGTAGTATTTCGGGCATCTTACTATCACCTCTGTTTATATATCTAGTGTTATTTCTAACAGTAGGTACATCCATACTACAGGATTGGTCTAATCTAAACTTATCTTGTTTATTACTTAGATTTATATCTGTAGTTACAAATGAATATTCTATATTGATACCATAACCACCTAGTTCACCTTCCTTATTATATATGTATATATTCTGTGAATTAGATGCATCCTTTGTATATTTTACATTGTTAAATGGATTTATACAGTCATGAGTAGCAGGAATACGTTTAATAGCTTCATCATCTGTTATAGACAGACGAATGTTATTACTATCTAAACTAGATAATAGCTACACACTCCCTTCTGAATTAGCTCTGTAAGCTCTAGCATCATAGTCATTACCATCTTCATCTTCTGGTATCCAAGTATTCTCTGTTACATTGGCAGCGAATAGTCTATTTTGCATCTTAGCAAGAGTCTATGCTATAAACTGATAACCAGTCATAGCATTAAATTCTTCTACAGATATATCACTTAAAGTAGCTCCATAATCTACATACTGTATACTTGTTTGACCATCGGGTATATCTATTTCATCTACTATACTAATAGTAGGGATAGAATTATTCTGTTCATAGAATATACGAATTACTCTTAACTTATTAAAGTCCTAAAGTGATAATTCAGTAGATAGCATTACTGATTTATTTGATGCTTTATTTAGACCAGTACCTTTATATTCAGAACTACCTTGGTTAGTTACACTATTTGTTAAGTGAATTAACTCACTCATTGGAGAAGTAACAGTTTCAGTGCCATGCACATTAAATAATTGATAACAATATGTTACCATTCCAGCTTTAAGATTACCTTCAGATAACCAACGGAATTTAAACGGCAATAAACTTACTACTGGAGTTATTTCTAATGAACCAGGATTGATTATGTTACCATTCTCATCTATAAGATTAGAATTGTCTATATACTTATTACTCATTATGTTAACAATCTTAATAGGACTGTTTCCATCAGTAAAGTATATCTTTATATTAGTATCTGATTCATAGTTACCTACTATACTCAATGTAGGATTTTTAGATAAATCTTCACACAACCCTAGAGCTCCTTTACATACTAATTTGATTTGAGGCATATTACTATCAAACCCCATTAATCTGTATATCTTATTAATGTTATCAGATGTTTTAGTTATTACTACCGCAATATCATTTATAGTAGTAGTACCTATTATCGTCTCATCTTTAGGTATAATAGTATCGTATCTTCTAGGGTTCTCTATACTTTGTAATACTCCTGTAGTTCCTCCATCATTAGTGATAACACGAACATCCTCAGCATATCTATACTGAGTATCCGGTATCAAATTTACGTCCTAGTCCATATTAAGACCACCCGTAAATGTATTAACTTGTGCAGTATTACTTATCATATCAATCTTAATGCGCTATCTTGGTTATATAATATCTGTTCTTCGCCACTGGTACTGAAGAAAGTATCGTGGTCGTTCATCTCAGGATACAACTTATGGTAAGTGTTCTTTATCGATTCTATCTCATCCGGTCCAGGCATCATGGCTTCAGCATATGCTTGTTTACGATAGAAGTTGTAAGAGTTACGTATATCATAGTAATCTCCCTAGCTTATTTGACCTTTTAATTTCTTAGGATACATTAGTTTCATAGTGACGTACCAGTATATAGCTTCTTTATAAGATTCTAAGTCTGGTATCATTGGCATACTATCTTCATCAGTATATATAGCATAATAGGATATCTTAATATATCCCCTAGGTACATTAGTCATTATATAACCTGGCTTAGTCATATACTGTAAATCATAACTATACATAGTACCATCTTTATGCCCCATTCTGTTACCTAGATATCTACCGTTTGCTGTAGGCACCGTATTCTGGTTTATTAATGCACTTAATGTTTCTCTAAGGTTATTATCCTCATTTAACTTGTCTAATGCTTCTCTATCATTAGTAAGATTAAACATATTCTTAACCAATGGGAACATAGCTGCATCCTGTATCAACATACAAGCTTTACTACAGCATTGATTATCGTGAGATACACCAAAACTGGATGTTGCTTTTCTCATAGGTAACCAACCACCATTACAGCAGTATGAGTATGCTACCTAATCTAATTTATACAAATCACAAGGCAATGATACTTGGTGACATTCTATTGGAAGTATTTCTACTTTATGCTCAAACTACTATATAGCTCCAATCTTGAGTATGGATTCCATAATCCACTCCCGAATATCTGTAATACGTATCTCATCTTCTCTTAAATCGAGATCTGCTATTACTTTAGCTACTACAGAAGCTGAACTAATCATACGATTATTTATCATAATTCTGGGTAATCTTTTGTTTTGTTGAATATTATTTGAGCTAAATTTCTCTTATTATCTCTTGAAGCTATAAACTAATACTTAGTTTTATTAGTAAGCAAACTGTCTTTCTTTGACCAAAAGAAACGGTATTTCCATCCATTACTGTGTTCATTAAGTAAATAAATCGGCTTACCTAATTCTTTTGTAGCTTTCCAGTCCCATCTAAGACTCTTACCTGTGAATTCTTTTGGTTGATGTTTGATGATTTGTAAAGTACCTAATCTACATGGAAACTTAAACTCTTTACAGTTGTACATTACTTCATCTCTAATGTACTAAAAATAGTCATTAATAATGTTCTTATATGTCTATAAGTCAATATCATATGGTGTATTAGGTTCTATGTACTATTTATAGCTTTCATAGAAATCAGTAGTAGTATAACTCTTTCTCTAATATTTCATACATCAATTATTTATCACTAACTCTGTTCTATGTATCATCATGCGCATCATTAGTATCATCACTAGGCATAGTAATCATAAAACGTAACTCTCTTTCTAATATCATTTGTGTAATAGTCGGTATCATTGCAGATGGTATAGGAAATTCACTATCTGGATCAAAACAAGCATTAAGCTCTGTAGGGTCTTCAGCTATTACATCTACACTGATATACTCTAGCTGATTAGAATCTCCATCTACGTATATTCTATTGTTTTTAACCCATGCGATATAGTCTTTACATGTAGCTTTTCTATACTTCTATAATTTAGCTTTAGTACGACTACCTATCTAAATTATATTACCAAACATATCACGTACATTTATTACTCCAGGTCTATAGTTAAAGTCTATTAACTTAGGGAGTTCTTTATCTCCTACATAAGTAAAGTAACCTGGTACAGTTTCTTCACGATCTAAATGGATAGGTTCTATAGTAGTAAGATATAATTCGTTTATATCTCTTCCTTTATCTATGTCTTGCTTTATTAACATAGCTCTGTAACCTATAATCCACTTTTCAATTTGTGCTCTACTTAAATGCTCAGACTCTGCAATATTATTATTGCGAGCAATAAGTAGAATATTATCAATTAACTAGTTAAGTGTCATATCTTATTTCTAATAACGTTATAAGCCATATAACGCATTTTAAGGCTGTTATAGGCACTTTCTATTATCAGTAATACAATCCTTTAATTTAAGTAATAGCGGTCTTAAAAAGGCTTAAAATAAAAAAGGTTGATCTTATTGACCAACCTTATCCATTGCATTCTTCATATCCTAAGGGAGCATTTCCTTCATAGGTGGTGGTACCATCTAATTAGCTTTCCTTATTATATTCTTCAACTCACTAACTTCTTTCTATAGTTCTAATATTTTATCATTCTCTCTAGCTGGTTCATTATCTACTCCCAGCTTATCTAATAATACTTGACACTTAGCCATTTCTTCATCGCATTTAGCTATTGCCTCTTTTCTCTATTTATACGTATCATATTGGTTACGTACTATATTTATAATTTCTTGTTTATCAGTAGATATAGTAAGACCTATAGAATTATCCGTTATAACTGATTTATTTTCAGGTATAGTAAATTTCTTAGTTTCTCCATTACACTATATCGTTATATCTACTACTCTCTTTCTAGTCTGATTGGGCATAGGAAATTGCCCAGGTGGTAGTGGCTCATCATATACTGCACTTACTTGAGTAACAGAACCTTCATTATACTCTGTAGTCTTCTTGAATGTACCAACTACTTCAATTATATATACTTTATCCCCTATGTTTAATTGATTGAATAACATAATAAGTTAGTTTTAAGGGGCTCATTTAGAGCCCCAATTTATATTAAGCTGCCGGTGTAGCCGGTACTACTATATGATTAATTACTTGGAAGATTCCGTCACATTTGTTATAGTATATAAGATATCTGTTACCGGTTGTAATTTCATTATTTGCCATTTGAGCTCCGGAACCATTTAATAGAGCTTTTGCTCCAGTAGATGTAATAACTGTAGTTGTATTATCAATCTATCTATTAGTAAAGCTAGTAGGATCTAAGAATACTAAATCCGTAGGAGTAGCCGCACTAGCAGGAGTAGATGTTACATGCAGTATAAATAAACCTTGGCATGGGAGTTGTCTCCACAGTTTAGGACATATACCATAAGTAACTGAAGTAGTCGTAGTATCGGTAGTAACATAGTTAGTTCTCAATACTGGAATACCAAAATTATCTACAGTTCTTACTCTACCTCTATTAAAGTAGTTTAAAAAAGGATAAAACATAACTGCCTCCTTTCTTATTAGCAACCGCATCCGCAACCGTTATTATAACCGTAGCCGTAGCCGTAGCCATAATCGTTCAAGCCACCCTGACAACCAAAAGGATTGCAAGTTAAGTAAGCAGGAACAGGACACGGACGAATTTGATTAACGATGTTTGCAGTTTGAGCTTGCTGAGAAGCAGACAACTGTAAAGCTTGTTTATCTTCACGCAAAGCATCAATCTTATTCTGCATTTCACGCATTTCAAGCTGACAGAACTTATCATTAATCATTTGAGTCTGTGCATCTATCTTAGCACCTACAATGTTAAACTTGCTAGCGTTGTCAGCCATCAAAGCGTTGAAACCACCAGTAATTGCATTCTGCAATGTATTAGTTTGGTTACATACTGATAACTGACTTTCATAACCCATCTTAGTGATGTTGTTATTTACAGCGTCAATAGATCTCTAAGTAGTGCAGCAGCAGCTAGCTAACTGAGAAGCCAAGTTTGCATTACCAGAAGTAATAGCATTGATTACTTCACAGCTAGACAATTTAGTGTCACAAGAAATCTGACTTACACCAGTGTTGATTTGATTTAAAGCAGTCTGTACAGCATTAATATCACAATTCAACGTATTGGCTAATTGACTAATGGCTTCTTTATTGCCATTAATAGCCTGCATTAAACAGCTAGTATTGGCGTCATTATTCAGCTGAGAAGCTAAATGACTAGCGTCATTACTTCCACGACCGAAACCATTATTACCAAAACCGCCCCAGCAGAAGAAGATCAAAATAATCCAAATCCACCACCAACCGCCGTTTCCACCGAAACCACCGTTGTTCATCATAGCCATCAAAGCAGCCGGATCCATACCTTTATTAGCGTTTTGCATTAAAGCAGCAAGACCGGCATCAATACCACGATCCTGCACAATAATTCTATCTTCTAACATAATTGATTTAATTTAAAAATTGATTTTTATTAATATCTAACGTAGCGAACTGCTTTGCCACGTCCATATTCTGAGTAAGGTTCATACTCTTTTTCTCTTTCGAGCATGTGTTCGTAATCATCGTCATAATCTCTAGCTCTACTAGTAGAATATACTCTACGACCACCACGCATCATACCACCTCTTCTACCACCTCTACGGAATAAGCCTATGCGTTCAAATTCGTCATCATCGTCATCTTCATATTTGTCACGCTTTTCAACTTCTTCCTCATAGCATTCCATTTCAGCTTGTCTGATCTTATCACACATAACGTAAATATAGTAGTACCACATCTTACCTTCATCAATGTCTTTATCATTGATCCAAGCCTTTGCTAATTCAACAAAATGCTTAGTGCTGTTAGAGTTAGTAATATTTATAATTACTTTGTAATAATCAGAATAAACCATGTTAAGTGCTACGAACCAATCGTAACGATTAAATCTGTTACCCAGACTTACTCCATACTGATTAGCTAAGGTAGTGGTTTCCTCTATAGACCAATGTGGCCCACGAGTACCATCCTCATTTTCCATTTTACTTACAGCTTTACGGGCATGTTCCTCATTGAAGTGAGGACCGTGTTCTGCTTCGTAAGCCTTTACACGAAATATTCTATGCATATTATTATTGATTAATATTATTGAATATATTGATTATCATTTTGGTAACTCAATTACACGAGTATCAGTTACCTTGATTATTGGATTACTGTTAACTATCTGATATTTTTTGGTACGTATACGTTTCCAATCAAAGTGCAAGAACCTAATAAAGCCGTTACGGTACTTATTCTTGTATTCTTTCTTCTCTTCTACAAACAGAATCTATTGATTCTTAATATCTAATGTGGCTTTAAGGATTGAATCCTTTCTACTAACTATGATAGTTGTTAATGGATTAATTTTAAGTTCTTCGTCGAAATCTATTAGCTTATGTTTTATAATAGTTCTAACTGAATCTTTAATCTCGGTATTGATTACATTTATATTAGTTAGGTTCTTGTCTTTGATTTTAAGCTTTTTCTAAGCATCCTTAGTTTCTTTTAATAAACTATCATTACTAGTATTTAGTTCTTCTATAGTAAGCTATAGTACTCTGTTTAACTATTCTTTCTAGGATGCTAGTTGTTCATAAGCTCTAACATTGTTAGTTATTCTGTCAATCTCTTTATTCTTTTTCTGTAGCTAATGGTTCTAAACAAAAACAGTCGCAATAAGTAAACTAACTAAACCTACTGCGACTGCTCTGAAATTCCTTGTAAACCAATTAACTATCTAATTCAGTATTGGAATCATCTGGTAATTCTTTATCTAATGATATATCTAAATATTTCTCTCCTTTTGCTTTTATAACCTTCTTGAGTATTTTCCATATCTTCCATTGAGGATATAAGTCGCTAAATGATTCTAGTAACGACCAAAACTCAACTAAGGCTATCATTCCTGCTACTATTTCTACAGCATGCAGGTTAATAGAGGTTACTACCAGCTAATCTATTATTGACGCACTAGTTATTGCTACTGCTGCATCTCTAGTCTTCCATATAGTTTTCCATGCTTTATGTGATTCAATCTTAGGATGCCCATATTTTTTAGAGACTTTATAACCATAGATAGCATCAAGTAGTATCAATGCACCGACAGCAGTGATAGGAACCCATACAGGCGCGAATATAGAAAGTAGCCCAGTTATAACAGAAGCTACGCATTTATCCGCACTACTGAACATGTTCTTAAATATTGACATAGTATGTTCTCCTAATTGTTGGTAATTCATAGATAGTAGCTGATAATAAAAATCAAATAAAGCCCTAACAGATTAAAAGGGGAGTAAAATCTGAGAGGGCTCGAAATTCCGTTTGAGATTATAACTATATAACGATAAGGTTTATTTAAAGTTTCTATTTTGAAAATCTTCTTGCATAAACTAATAGCTCTTTATAGCGTAATATTTTCTTTAATAGATTAATACCATTACAATGTTTAAGCCAACCTATATGACTACACATTTCTTGTTTGTAATCTTCTACTGTAATGTGCTTCTTTCTACCTAATCTAGCAGCTTTCCTGCACATACTACGCTTAATGTTCTTTCTTACTAAGGTATAGTCATGCCTTATTACATAACCTACAAATGATATTCCTCTATCTTCCACTTTAAATATCTGATAGTTATCTTTAAAAGATAATTTTAAAGTAGCTATATACTACTTCATTTCTTCAAATAAACTCCATAGGTATTCTTTATTATTATGCAATATTACTATATCATCTGCGTATCTGAAATAATATTTAACCTATTTATCTTCTTTAAGCCAATGGTCAAAGTAAGTAAGATATAGATTAGCGAAGAACTAAGATAAGTAATTACCAATAGGCACACCTTCTGCTGAGTCTATTATCTCATCTAATAGCTATAATAACTTCTAATCCTTTATCTTCTTTCTTATTATGCTTTTTAATACTTCATGATCTATACTAGGATAGAACTTTCTGATATCTAACTTAAGACAATAAGTAGTATTATCTACATCTTTTAAAGCTTCTTTAACATTATGTAATGCTTCGTGAATACCTCTGTGTTTAATGCAACTATAAGTATCTTTAATAAAGATAGATACCCATATAGGTTCCATTATATTCATCACAGCATGGTGTACTATTCTATCTGGATAATAAGGTAATCTGAATATTAATCTTTCTTTAGGTTCTCTAATTATAAATGTATTATATTCAGAAGTTTTATAAGTACCATTGATTAAATCTTGCTATAGTTTCTTAAGTAATTCTTCTTTGTTCTAGTCAAACTACTTAATATCATTTCTATTAGATTTATTCTTTCTAGCTTTTTTATCTGCAAGATACAGATTATCTATATTAACTATCTTATCAAATAAATTATTATATCTCTTCATAAATAATTCTTTCTGAAATACCTTCGTGCATCTTCGCTTTCGCTACCAATGCACTTAAGAAGCATGTCATATTTTACCAAGAGGTAAGGTTCAGCCCTTGATTTTTTGTCAGTTATAATTTTTTAATGTATTTCAGTGTCCTGACATTAGCATTGGAATTGTCTAACTCATTGTTAGAATTCAAATAGAACAAACCTGCATTAGACTCATTGTCTGAGTTACTGCTGATTTACTCACGACTGCAACCTTTTATTGGTTAATTAAAACCAGTTTTCTTCAGATTCTATAGAATCCAATTGTTCATAATCCTCATCATTTAACTCCAATGTAGCTGGAGCAGCTGGCAATGCCGGTTCACCATAGAAGGTAATTCGCGTCTCGACAGAAGCATGGGAAGTGCCCAACCCATTGTAAGAATTCAAATAGAACAAACCCGCAAGAGACCCATTGTCCGAGCTACCGCCGATTAGAAGAGTTCTAGGTGTAGCTGTAGCACTAGTCCAGTGATAATCACAATAATAAGTTGTAGCACTAGCTCCATTTCCTACTACAGTTGGGAATAGATCTGCCTAATTATTATTAACGAGTTTTTTTACATATTGACCAGTAATTGTACTTTCTTTAAAGTCTTGTAATTCATAACCTGCTGCAATTAATTGCTCTGCAGTAGGATTGGTTCCTCCTTCAAATGTACCAAACTTAGTATAATCTTTGCAGATGTATACGCTATTGTCAGTACCAGCAACTACTACATCAATTACATTCTTCCATACATGACCAAATGGATTCTCAATACCACGGTATCTAGGAACATTAACTACCTTAGTACCAGTAGATGCGCCTTCTGCATTAGTATTAGTATGAGTATATTCGATTATACCAGTACCATTACCTAATGAATTAGTAGTACCGCAAGGTACAAATGAATAAGTAGTAGCTCCATTTACAGTTACAGTTCCTGAAGTTACACCTTCACCTAAACCACCTTGATGGTAACCTTCTGTAGTTAAGTTAGCATTGAATGCTTTCTGACTATTCAATGTAGCATATTCTACTACGAATAACCAAGTAAGGTCTCTATGTGCACCATAGGTATAGATATTCCAGTTGTTAGTACGATTATTCCCTCTAGCAAAGACTTGGAATTGGTTTCTAGTAGTACTTACCTTAGGTTTATATTTTGTATTATTTATAGAGCGTAATAGATTAGGTAGAGTTTCAGATGTTATTCCTTCATAAGCCCCTATATATTTCTTTTCTACTTTGGTATAACCGGGGAGATTATATTCGCTCATACGAATCTCAACCGTATTGTCTGGAGTAGCTACTAACAGTCTATAGTGTTCAGGTATTTCTACCATCATTTCAGGTGAAATCTAGCTGCTATCTTGAGCTATAACCGTACCATCTTCCCACTTAGTCCAATCATCTGCTTTTAAATATTTCTTAACATTATCACTATTGTTAATAGTACACCCTCTCATCTTACTCTGGATAGGAAGTGTTCTATGCATCTCCATATTACCAGTACGTACACCATCAGGACTAGAACTATTAGCTAAGTCAAACTTAACACCATACCACAGTTCATTCTCATTTCTACTAAGCTTACCAATCTCTTCATCGAGAGTAACTGCAGCACTTATAGCACTAGGACTATCTGCTAAGTAATTAGTACTTGATAAGTCAGGCATTTCATTAGCTTCAGTTAAACCCACTTTATCATTTACTTTAAGTAAAGTAGTTCTAAGTTCTGTAATATCTTCATTTAATGCATCCTCTAAACTATCGATATTACCTTGTAATTCTGTATCCTTAGCTTTTAATTCGTTTACAGCTGCTTCTCTAGCAGTCTTCTCATCATTAATAGCATCGGGAAGAGTCTCGTTGATAGCTAACTTTTCAGCACCAGTCATTAAACCAGCAACAGTATTAGTAGCAGGAGTAATAGTAATATCAGCTAAAGTAGATTCTATATACTTACCGCCACTCTTTTCTACTCCAGTAAGACTGATAGTAATGTTATTAACATCAGTCTAGTCTAATTGGAATGTACTCAGCAAGTTATCAGGCATAGAGTTAACTACATTCTCCATAGCTTTACCCTTACCACCATCATAAGCAGTACCAGTAATATCACCAATAATAATAGCATTAGAATCGATGTGTACCCATTGTGAACCGGACCATCTAAACTGATAACTTACTTCACCAGGAGTTACATTGACATATATTTTATCTCTCTCACCTACAATAGGAGTTTCGTGTTCAGCGTCTGCATATAACTGTATATTCTGAAGTACTCCAGTAGGAGATACAGTATAAGTAGCATACGCATCCATTACATCATCAACGTATGAAGGCAATTGACTAGCAGGTACTTTACCATTACCATCAAGTTCAGCAAGACCATTAGGTTGACCCTTCAATGCTTTGAAGTCTTGTAAGTCTTCATTAACATCATCAATCTTAGTATCCAGTCTATCTACTTGAGCTTTTACAGCAGCATCACCTTTATTAATAGCATCTACTATACTAGTACCTTTAAAGTAGTTATTACTACTATTATCAGGCAAAGATATAATGTCACTATTCTTATCATAGTTTAAACCAACAGATTGAACAATCTCTTTAATGTGAGTCCATTGGTCTACATTAGCATCTCTGTTTAACGGTATCCACTTCTTAAGATCAGGACTATATGACTTAATAACATTACCAGTACTGTCTGTTGCTAAGTCAATCCAATAAGAAACCTCTTTAGGATTTGGAGCATACTTAGATGCTATGAAATTAGGATTTTCTTGTTTAACCATATTTGCAAATATTTAATAATTAAATAATCTCCTGTTCTGGAGTATTCCATTCAGGTGAATTAGTAATATCTTGTTCATCTAATAAGGGGAACGGATATTCTACAGTAGTGTCTTCATCTGTTTCAGATAGTAACATTACTGGAGGAAAGTATTCATTGAATATCTCTTCATGAATAAGAGCTTCTGTACCATCTATATTAGTACGTCTAGATTCCCAATCCTTATCAAATTCTTTTAATTCTTCTATAGGTATAGCTAACCACTTCATAATCAATCATATTTTAGTTTATAGTCATTAATTACTTTCTCAATTTGCAAAGGTGTGAGTTCGTCATAGAAACCGATAAGCTTGTAGAGAACCATATTTGAAAAATATCCGGCCAATCCTATATCACCCCCAAGAACCACCTTTTGCGGCTTTAAATCTGTACCGTTCACTATCGTGATAATCTGATGTTTCAAATAGACCTCTTTTCCATTCATAGTAGTATTCAGCTTTCCGTTTATGTAAGTCACTCCACCCCAGTTATAAGCATTGTATGCTATATGATTTAATGAAATACTTATTCCAAAACTTGTCTGACCTACTCTTTGGTCGTATAGGAACCCACTTTTATCGGTAGTTAAAGATGGTATTACTTCCATAAACAACGTCTTGAATCCTTTCGTAACATTCTGCATTATCGCATAATCATCTATACTATCAAAGACAAAAGCACCGTCTGACCTGTAGCCGCTACTCTCTGTATACGCTGCATTGAATATCTCTGCATCATGTTCATTACCCGACAAATCGTCTATGATGTTACGGGTAGGAGAAGAATTGTCCTTAAGTGATAAGTCGTAATAGACGTCCGGTTCCGGTATCGTGACCTTGCTTCTTTTCAACCATTCTTCATTAAGTCTTTCCTTCTCGGTCTCTATTTCTTCGGGTGTCAAAGATTTATTATAAAGGGCGAAATAGTAGATTGCACAATTGGAGAATTCATGTGCTCTATTCAAATCAATATTAAAACCAGCAGCACCTAAAACCAAATATTCTGTATCTTGTAATGAGCCACGACTTATAGTACCTCCATTATAAGAAGTAGTTGTCATATAAGATACATTATTTTGTTGAATTGTACGGTAGTTATTTTGTCCGAAGCTGGTTAACTGATTATTTCTTTCAAAAATAAATGCACCGTCCCATTGAGAGGATGAAGTTCTTTTACTTGCTATAGCACCAGATTCTTTATTTATTATTTCTCTCCTACATATCACTGTATAATCGTTAAGAATAGGCAGATTATTACATATACCGTAATCATCCACTCCGTCAAACACAAGTGCACCTTCATAATTTCCCTCACCAAATCCGCTTTCTGATGTAAAGGCAAAGTTCTTAAGAATCATCTCGTTACCCATCACACCAGTAATACTACTAGGCTTATCGGAATTAGAGGGGCCGGACATAAACCATGCATCTACTAAGGATTGGTGGAATGAGGGGCCGGACTGCTCACCTTCAGGCAGTAGCCATTCTCCTAATACTACTGCACCTATGTTAGTGTACTGACTTATCCTGATACGTCTACCAGCAAACTATGTAAAGTCTACCTTTCTAGTATCAGTTACCTAGGAACTAGTATTAGATATAAGATCTTCAATTAGCAAATAGCCTGAGTATACTGCAGGTTCTATAAACTAATCTCCTTTCTCTATATCATACAACTAGGGAAATACATAGTATGCCTAGGGATTTATAAATATTGGATTATATAATATTGTTTTCATATCATCATTCTTTAAAGAATCCACTAGGAGCACTTACTTTATTAAATACAACACTA